TTAGTCCTCCTCATCATCAAATAATTCAGCTCCTGCAGTTCTTTCTCTTGCTAAATCGGCCCAGGCTTTACATTTATGAATCCAATGAATATTTTGAGCAAGCCAATCAACATCATTGTATTTAATTGCTGCTTGAATCTCTTCAAAAAATTCTTTATCTTTCACTAACATATTGAGCCCGCCAAGAATTGAACTTGGGACATCCTGATTAAAAGTCAGGTGTTCTTAAACCACTGAACTACGAGCCCATTTGAAGGTTTGTTAACTCACTACCTACAAAACGTACTGAGCAATTTTGCTAGGGACGCTCCAGTTATCATAACCCGCTCGGAGAAGGTGAGACTCGAACTCACGGTGGGCTCATCACCCACGAGGCTTTTCAAGAGCCCTGCCAAAGCCGCTTGACTACTTCTCCATATTTGAGATACCTGTGATTATCTCCGTTGTAAATTATTCAGGCTAAAAGGGGATGGTGTCGGCTATGGAACCCACGGCTCCGAGAAAACCTCAGCTGTAAATCATGTTGCTGTTTTCACACCCTAACTATCGCATTACTGCTTATAAAGTCATCCTCATCAATTATTTTCGCACTCCTGCCCTGATTGACTAATTTTCATATAATTTAATATGATAATTTTTACCATACTTATTAAATGCATATTCATCAAATTTTTTGATTTCTTTTTTACCTTCAATTAAAAGCAATTTTTTATCAGATGGAAATTGTTCCAATTTTTCTTTAGTATTTGGATATCTCCAACCTTTAATTTCTACATAGTTATTATTCCAAATAAAATCTGGATAATATTTATGTTTTTTTCCTTTATAATAATATTCAAAATATTCTTTACAAGATTTAATATTTTCACCATGATCAAGTTGATATACTAACCATGCTAATTCCCAAGTTGATCTACAATAGAATCCTTTATACCAACCTTTTTTACCTCTACCACTACCTTTTCTTAATCCACCTTGATTTGGATTATTTCTAAAACTTTTATTTAAAATTTCTTCAGAATACGTTTTACCAAAAGAAGATCCATTTACTCTATTAGGATTTTTAATACAACATTTAGAATGAATTTTCATTCCTGTTTTTGTTGTAATTTTTTTTAATCCACAAAATTCACATTTTAAACTAAACTGTTTATTTGCTATACCCATAATAATTAGTATAAAATAACAATCAGTCTTCTCCAAAGATTGCCGGCGGCCAGAATCGAACTGGCATTGTGCGATTTTCAGTCGCATGTATTGACCACGTCTACCACAGCGGCAAATAATATGAATCCCATTGGAAGTCAGGAGTTGATTAGCCGTTCCCATATTTTCATCATATTTTTTGAGGTGTAACACTCACTGTTCTTGTAACCTCGCACCTTAATCTTGATAATGATCGCTTTGCCAGTAATACGTTTGGCCTAGTATTCACCAACTCAATTAAGGAGTGGACATAAATATCAACCATCCATTTGCGCGATGGACGTGCAGGGATTCGCACCCTGGTCTTTTTACTGCATTGTTCAATTCTTATACAGGAATTTTACTTGTGAGCATTTCATGCACGTCATCGCAAGTACTGACGCATCACTAAGCACCGCAGAAATTTTAGAATTAAGTTAGCACGATGCACCACCCTTAATCTTTGATTGTGTTGTGACAATCTTAATTAGATACAATCATTTCTAATCAGATCGGTTATGCCGCTATCGCGTAAGAACTTCTGCTATAAGCAGGAGTGTCATAACTGTAATCGTATGTTTCGCCGATTAATTGTTTGCTGTTTATCGTCTCGCCGACTATCCTGAAATTAAATATGCTGAACATAAAAATCGAATCTATTTTCACGCCCTATATTTTTCTAACAATTCAATTAACTTTTCAATTCTCTCTTTATCTAAATCATATAATTTTCCAATGCGCAATATATCATCAACACATTCAAATATATGATCTCTTTCCCAATCACTTTGTTCATTACTCATTCTATATAATCCCATTCCATATAGTGCACGAAATCATCATATTCCATTCCACTATTCATATACCTACTATACCACTCATCAACTTGTTCATAGTTAACGATTGGACCCCAACGATTTTTCCTGTCATAAAAGATTCTATACGATCCCTTATGAGGTCCTTCTGTAATTTTTTCGTACACATCTTTTCTTTTCATATTGGGCAGTGTGGGTGTCGAGCCCACTACCCCCGAAGGGAACAGATTTACAGTCTGCCGCGTTTGCCGATTCGCTACCTGCCCATTATCACTTATTCTTTTACTTCTTCTTTATTCTCCGCCAGTTCTGCAATTTTAATCACTGCGTTTTGAATTACTTCTTCATATGCTTTCTTCGCCGCTGTCTGTATTGACGATTTTGTGTAATAATTAAAAAGAAGTAAACTTAATATGCACCAAAATAAACTTTTAATAGAAAAATTTTCTTTAATAATGATTTCATATAAATATGCTCCGCCATTAATTGCGAAAAAACAAGCCCACAATACAGAAAATGTGTCTATAATGTATAGAAGAGATTTATAAATCGCTTTAAATATAAAACAAAATCCTTTCCAAATTGTCTTAAAAAAGTTTAAGATTTTTTCATTTTTAATTCTTTTTTCTTCCGTTTTAATAATGTTATCAACCTCTTCATTTAATTTTGGTTGAAGTGACTCTACTGGCAATAAAACATTCAAAATGTTTAATCTCATATTTACTCCTAATAATTTATTGGTTGGCATATAATAAGCGCGCTGCTAGAACTTAGCCAACCGTTGGCCCGCGCTTCCGCGGTGAATTCTCCAAGTTGATACGCGATGGTGGAGTTGAGCCACCCTTTCAGCTTTATCAGAGCCGTGTAATCAAACCCATATACGAATCGCGTATAAAAAGCCACAAGCAGGAATCGAACCCGCGACATGATGCTTACAAGGCATCCGCTCTACCAACTGAGCCATTGTGGCAAAATTGCGGCACATTGATCGCTCCCGACTGGCCGCCGAGTCGTGGGTGCGGCCGACATTTTCTTTTTTATTTGCATTCCCATTTTAAAAATATTTTCAAACACGATACTCGAGGTAACCCTAGTTTTACTTACCAAAAAAGATAGCAGGTATGGGAGTCGAACCCATTATTGTGAGCGTATGAGACTCAAGTGATATTCCGTTTCACTCCCCTGCGATACCAGTAGATGGAGTTTGCACCATCCTGCACCGACTTATGAGATCGGGCCCAATACTACATTGTTACTGGTAAGCCGCCCCGACGGAGAATCGAACTCCGCCTACAGGGTTGACAACCCTGCGTACTAACCGATATACTACCGAGGCATGTCGACTGACTTTTTTACTCGCAGTAGCCCGTCGAATACTTCTGCGTGTAACGTCTATTTGTTTACGTTACACGGAATTGATTGCCTTGCTCTAAATCATTCTCAAGGTTTTTCCTGCTCCCAGGTTTCAATTCCTGTTTATACTATATTAACTATCCCTTCACTATAGGTGCTGCTTGTGGCAGCGCCGTTATCTTTCAAATATCACTTAATTTTATATAAGAAATATTATATAAAATGTTCATAAAAAAAGGCTACCGTTTCCGATAGCCTTAACACCTTCTTTATTAGACAGATATTAAGGCAGACTATTATCCCCAAAATATTTTGTTGAGAGACTATGTATTCTAATGGTTGCCATTTTAATCATATTATTTAGTATCTTTTTCTTCGAGGACATCAATTTTTGATATCCCATTACCATTCATATTAACTTTGAAAGTCGTTTTCTTCAAGTTAAATTTCTTTCCAATCCAATTTATGAATCTAATTATTGGATTTCCCATTATCATATTTAGAGCCAATACAGATATCCAATCTGTATCTGTAAAAATATTTGACCCGCATTTTGGACAGGGAAAATTTCTCCACAGAAAATAATGTTCTTTTATGATATTGGGTGACGAGACCCAATCACAAGTTTCGTTATCACATTTAAATGAACCAGATAATTCTATATACCATTTCCGCGGCGGAACCGCGTATTTAACTTTTGCTACTGCATAAGATAAATTCGTAATCATAATTTTGCCAATTTCTTTTATCAAAGCTCCATTAGGATCCAAGTCTTTTGAATAAAGTAAAATTTGCTCAGCCATTATGTCTTTGTAAATTTCTATGTATTCATTTAAATCTAATTTCATTAAGTCCTTCTTTTAAAATCCGGTTTCGCATATTCGCCATTTATTGGCAAACTTTCGTAATCATCCGGCATTTTTGGTCTCCAACCAGCGTGGTCAGAATCCAACTTTTTCTCTTGCTGTTCTTTAAATTCGTTAACAGTTGGTTCTAATTCTTTAAACTGTTTCGGCGGCCATTTTTTACTCATCAAATAATTCCGGTTGTTTTTCGTTAGATATTTCTGTAACTTGCGCTACAGATGCGCCTGGAATAGCTAATGCTTCTAAAGCCATAACTTCCGCTTGCGTTTCATCATTAGCATCTACATCAATAGTGCTTATTACATCAACTCTGAATTTTTTCATAATATTATATTAACTTTTCAACTCGGAATAATAATAAGCGATAAAAAAGAACTGCTACAATTCCCATTAAACCAATTGGCCACGCCATTGTTCCCCAAATTGCACCATAACTAGGTACTCTCTCATTGGTAAAAATGGCGTCTTCCATTCCGATGTCTAATATTTTAAATGCTACAGCAGCAACTGCTCCAATTAAAAGATAAAGAAAAATTCCTAAAACATAAATCATTTTATTCTCCTTTGTGATAATGTATGTAATGTCACAATAAAAATTGGACCAAAAACAAGTAACAATGTACAAATAATTGCGAATGTTAAATTCATCGTCTAAATACTCCTAACACTAAAATATCAAATGCGAATAATACAACCCATGTGCCAATTATTGATCCCCATACTGGGGCGCCAAATAAACCTTGTAAAATAAGTGATACAATTAATGCAATGATAAACTTAACTAAAATTGATAACCAAATATTCATTATGGCACCAATAATTCTAATTCTGCTATACCTCGATTAGCCCAAGCGCCTCTCCAAGGATGCCCGACAAACTTTCTATTCTTAAGAATTTCTTCATTAATTCCTTGCATTGTCGTAATATTACCAGCTTTTACAACGTCATTATCAGAATTAAGAATTGACTCCGCCGCTTGATATCTGAAATTAAAATCTCTTTCCCAAGCGCCTGACCAATTGTAAATTCCATAACCTAACATAAATAAAATTACGATAATTCCACAAACTGCGATAATTGCAGAAAATATTTGCTGAATTTCCCAATCCAGTTTCATTGCGCAAATGAACCATGCAATTGTTCCGACAATAATTCCACCTACAATCAAAAACCAAATCATGTTTTTCTCCATTTAATATATTTTTGACCATACGCAGGCCAAATAGCTACAACAGTAATTCCTCTTTCGGCATATTCACCGATAAGCAATCCAATTCTATTCCAATTTTCCTCAGATAAATTATAAGAAATTTTCCAAGGTTCACTTTTCTTTAATACACTTTTATACAAAGTTGAAACATCAATAATTGGTTTCTTAGCAGGTTTTTCGGGTTTCATATCCTCTAAAACTTTGATAACTCGTAAACCCATTTCTTGTGATAATTCTTTTGACGATTTTACTTTTGCAATTTCCCAAAGAATTTGACGATATTTAGCGTCATCAATACCTGCTTCTTTTTGGAGAATTTTACAAGTAATCACTACATTTCTTAACATAAAACATCCAATACTTTTTCTTCTGGAATATATTTCCAAACAGTGAATTTTGGAATTGGATCAAAATAACAAAACGCATAAGTGTTATTGACTTCATAAAAGTTTCCAATAATTCCAGTAATGCCGTTAATCGTAATTTCAGTTCCAGGCCTTAAAATATCACCGTAAAATCTCATAATTAAAACCCACTGTCACCAGTTGTGACTTTATTATAAATACCAATAATAATTGTTGCAGCGATTATTCCGCCTAAAATTAGCATTCCGCCGTGTGTTAAATTAATCCAAGACGGTGTAGTGTCTAACCAAATGTTTAAATTTTCAATCATAATATCTCCCTTAATATAATATAAGATTAAAATAAATTTCCTTTCACAATGCTAAGAATTTTTTCTTCAAACTCACATATCAAATATCCCTGTTCATCATGCTCTTCAAAAAATTCGTATAAATCTTCATCTTCATCAAGAAGTTCAGACGCAAATTCTGAAAGCATATCAGATATTTTTTCTGAGAAGTTTTCTATTTTTTGCGGGTCAATGCTCGCGTTAAATGTCTCGTTTAATTCTGCAACTTTATTTTTTAAAAATTGCGTTACATGTCCTGATGGCATATTTATCTCCTAATAAAATAATCGGCGGCGGAAAAATAAAACTCACCGCCGATTTTATAATCTAAATCTTTCTTAAATCTTTTTCGACGGACCCTGCTCCCAGTGGCTACCCGCCTCGCCAACAATTATACAAAGTTGACTAAAACTATAATATAATCTTAAATAACATAATTTTACCCTTTAGGGCGGTCCAGTTATCATTACCATAAAATTCCTTTTCGTTTACTAAGGCAACTCAGGGTGGACACAATGCGACCCAATTGGCCTATCTTGTAACCTCTTATATTTTAATAACGGTGCTCCCACCGTGATTAATTCATGTGTTCGACAATTGCTTCTAACATTTTCATGTGCAATTTTCTATCTGCGATATTATTATCGGGATTAAGTCCCAAATTTTCTTTCATAAACTTTGTAAGCATATAACTGGCGTTCGCCATATCAAATGCAGGCTCATCCTTCCGGAACATTTTTTCTCTGCCTTCTGCAAAATGCATCATTATATTTTCTCCACTGAAAAAGTTTTCTGAAAATTACCATCCGAATCCCAGTTACCAAAACTGGCATTGAACATTCCAATAATTAGAACTGTCCAATCAGGATTATTTTCAGCACGATAAATTGCACAATTCGGCCGTCCCCCATTTGTCCGAGGTTCAAAACCCGCAGCTTCAATCGCCGACTTTGCATTTGCCAATTTTGTGCGCAACGCTCGTCTCTTAAAATTGTTATTATTTGGATTTTTCCTGCCATAATTTCTATCTGAGTCCGCTTCCGAAATAGGAGACCATGCGTCCCACCAATTATTTACTAAGCGTTTTCCTTTGTAAAGAATATTTTGAATATCTTCAGGCAAATCTGCAATGTTTTTCTCTGACACTATTATCTCCCTCTGTTTGATAATTATATATAAGATTTACGGAAAATATGTTCAAAATTCCTCATCATCAAATAAGTCAGAATCATTAAAGAATTCAAGATAACCGGGCTCAAATTTCCTGGAATAACTGGGGAGTTCATCTTGAGGTAGTCCTGCTAATAAAGATTTCATTTCTTTATATAGATACATAAATCTTTCAGCATCTGGAATATTTTGAATTTTATCATTATAATCCCAAAACCAAGATTTAGATTTTGGCTCAATTTTTAATATGCGTTCAACATCAGATAATGCAGCAATCATTTCCTCATCAGATTTACCGGGCTTCAAAACAGTTTCAATGTAAATATCAAACATTTCTGTTATTGGAGAAAGTCTCTGCATATTAATTTGGTCTTTTATAACTGCTGTTAAAATAACCCATCGCTTAAAAATATGTTCTGGAAATTTCATTTTCATATTATAATATAAGAATTAAGTGGGAGATATGAAAATCTCCAAACAGTCAAAATCTGAATTTGTTATAGAACTTTTATAATATTTCATCACATCATTATTTCCGTCCCAAGTTTCTCTAAAGCCTCGTAAATATTTGAAATATTTTTTAACAGCTTTATTATATGCTTTTACAGTAGTGAGAACCCAATCACCAGAACGTTTTTCTATTTCATTATTAGGCGTGTAAATTGCTAAATGATGCCAAATTAAGTCTGTATTTTTTAACGTAAATATTTTTCTATTTTTAGAATAAATTTTCTTTTCTTTTGCTTTCTGGCTTGCGCAAGCTCTTTCATATTCTGAATTGTCTTCTCTCCAAGGATTATAAGTAACATTTTTGAATTCTTCATCACATTCAATTGGGGGAAATAAATCTGGCTGCGTTTTATCAAGAGACCCAATTAAAAATGATTCTTCATATTTATAAGGCATAGCATAAAAACCTCTCCCAGTCGGCGCTGTATGAAAAGTTATCTCAGAAGATGCATTTCCGTCTAAATCTGTCTTTTTATTGCCAACGTGATTTTTTTGTTTCGCCCATTTATCTAATCGTCCATATCTGACGAACTTATTTTGGGGCTGGTTTTTTGACTCATATATCTGTTTGAAAGTTTTCATATTGGTTCAAAGTCCTTAATTACGTTTAAGTTATTTTTAAATATAAGAACTGTTTCAACTAAAGGTTTTTTCTCCGACAATGTCCCAGGTCTTTCTTTTTGAATTAAACCATCAAAATTGGGCTGAAGCCATTTTATTATATCTCTTCTAAAAATTCTAGGCGAATGCACATAATATGCGCCCATATTATTTAATCGAGATAAGTCTTGTTCTAACCAGTGTTTAATTGCCTCTTCTGATATTTCATTTAATAATTCGTCTAATGAATTATATCGACCAACTCTATCATAAGAAAATTTTTTCTTTTCAAGATATTTTTTATATTCTTCTGAATACCAATCTTTAAATAATTTTCTGTGTGAATCATTTTTAATATCAAATAAATTAGCTTCTACATTGCATTTATAAATAAAATTGCCGAAATTTTTAGCATAATTAATATCAGGCGTAAACCATAGTCCATCTTTTTTCGTTATTTTATGAATTACTGTTTCACTGCCATGATATAAAATATCATATTTAGATTCTCTTAATATTTGATTAAATGACCTCATATAATTTAGTAACAAAAAGAGGGTTCTTTTCAGAACCCTCTATTACAAAAGTATACCAAAAATGGTATACTATTTTAAACCAGTTCCTTCACCAAATCCCTTATCTCCACGATGCGCGGTTTCATGTCCAGCATAAAAATCATCTTTGCTTACGAAGTTTTTATATTCTTTAAATGCTTCAACTTCATTATCATAGAATAATTCTATATCTTCATTATTAAATTTGACTGGAATCATTTGAACCAATTTTTGACCAAACTCAATAAATCGAAGATTATTACAATAGTTTACAACATGAATGTGGATAATTCCTTGGTAAGAACTATCAATAACGTTAGCGCCGAACGTTAATTTTTGATTAGTTGCTACTCCACTCTTGTTATTTACTTGCAAGAAAACATCATCATTAAATCTTGCTCTAACATATGTTGGAATAAGGATATCTTCTCCAGGCGGAAGATATAAAAATACTCCTTCATTACTTTGAGCTTCTGTTGCTGTTTTTGGAGCTCCTACAAGGCCCCACTTAAATGGATGTCCTTGATTTTTTTCTGATAGATCTTTAATAAATTGTTCCGAAAGGTTTGGAACGAAAAAATCTATGCCGGCGTCACCTTTCTTTCTTTGTGGTGCTTTAACATCACCACAGACAAATAATTTCACGTGATTACTCATTACTTCTCCTATTTATTTATATTAACTCAATATAGCTTTAATTTTGATATATGTTCCATAAAGAGCGCATATTCTGAATTTTTCGTATTAAATGGTCCAATTGCTAAAGTGATGCCTTGTTCATCTTGTTGGGTCGCCCCACTATCTTTTATCAGAGCAGTGGGAATTCCAAATTGTTTAGCGTGATCTTCTAAATCATATAACCCGCATACTCCTTCATCTTTGAGGATAATTTTAGCGAATGAGCCATTTTTCCATGCTTTCATATCTTCAGTCATAATTTGAAGATATCCATCAGGATTACCAGTATCAATCATTCTATCAAAAAATATCGCCATTGACGCATGAGCCACTTGTGAAGCAAATTTTCCTTTAGTCCATTTTGCTGCTGAGTTGATAATTATGTATTGTTTAATATCGTAAACTGACATAGTTTTAAATTAACTTAACTAAATAATATGAATTATAACGAAGTAGTATCATCTGCAGCAATAGAAATTATTGACTTATTTCCAGATATAGAACAATATGATGATTATGATGAAATATGTGATGATATATTTAAAATGGTTGAAATTGGTATAAAAGACGGTAAAATTCCTCTTAGCTATTTAGAACATATGTCAGATGAAAAACTTGGACATTGTATGACAATTATTAAAAACGCTAAATCACAATTAACGGAGAATAAAATGAATAAAGAAACAGCCAGACTTATTAAAGAAGGCATTATTGACGCAAGAGACGCTAAACTAGTAGAAGACACTCAAATAATAACTCGAGGCGGAAGTACATTAAGACAATATGAGCCTACTTATGCTAAAATGAGCGACACAGATGGTCCATTTGATCATTTTGATCCACATACTGCTGCAAATAGAAATGGCATCTCTAAACCTGCTGTTAAAGGATTACCTGATTTTGAATATAATGACGGTGGATGGGGCCCAATTCCCACTACAGGAGTCGGCCGTAGAGATTATGAAGCAAAATATAGTAAATCTGGCAAACTTATTGAAAGAAGAGTTAAAAAAGAAGTAGCTAGCCCAGCATTAAAAGAATCTATTAAAGAATATAACAACATTAAATATTTAAGAGAAAATGGAATAATAAATAATAAAGATTTACATCTTTTAGAAGATGATGAATATGATGAACAATGGGTTAAAGAATATGAAGCAATAAAAGAATCTGGTCCTAAATGGGATTTTTATTCAGAACAAGTACAAGTTGCAGATGAACTTGTAGAAAAATTAAAATTAGATTATAATAATTGTATGGATATTTTAGATAATGCAGAAAATCCAGAACAAGCTTGTGATGGAATTTGTGATTTCTATCAATTAGATGAGGATGAATGTGATGATGTAGCTGATATTATTTTGGGTGAAGATGTTGGTGAAAGAAATCGACATTATCGTTAAATCGTTCCAAAATAATATATTCCATTACGACAAATAATTCTATATTCCCAAATTTTAGGTATAAACTTATTTTTTAATCGTAAACGATACTGTTCAAACATTGACATTGTTATCTGTTCTATTCTAATCTGAGCTTCAAAGTTCATTTCAGCCCATTTTTCTACTATATATGTTATCTCTTCAAAAGTAGAGGCGTAGGAAATAATATCTAACTTCATATTAATCCCACAAATTTTGGTACCACCGGCCGAAATCTTCAAAACCTGCTTGAACACATTCTTCTGCATAATGTATAAGTTCAATGTTCAAGCCAGATTCTCTTTTAGTCGCCCATTCTACTTCCTCCAAATTTGGTTCAGTGCTTGACATACAGCTTCCAATATGTGGTTGTTCATCTATTTTACGATAAGAAAATGAAACATGCTTATTACAAGGATTAGATTCATCATAAGGATTCATTCCGAAATATTTAATAAACCATTTTCCTTCTCGTCTTAAATCACTATTAGATTCAATTTTATATTCAAAAGCCATAATCATTCTATCTAATATTTTTTCCCAAGCATCATTTCCTCCGCCTAATATCTTTCCATCTTCTATCGCTTTAATGTATTCTGCTTCGTCTTTCCATTCATGTTCATTATATTCGGAAAAACTTCCAGGATATCCGTGGCGGTCAGATGCTTTAAATGCCTTAAGATATTTAAGAATATAAGGCGCCATTGTATAATCCATTCCCCATAATTCGTTGTCAGCGATGTGATTTTTTCTGAATACTTTTTGTAAGAACATTCGTAAATTATATACTGGACCCCAACCTCTTAAATTACGATAAAAATTATAGAGGAAAAGCTTAACTGTTGGTTTATCTTCTCCTCTTTTTTCATAGTCCCAGTGAAAATCATCACAATAATCTTTTAACCAATCGTATATTTTAGTTTTAAGAGGTCTGGCTTTTTGCCTAGCTTTATATTCTTTTCCATAAGGGGCTTCTCCTTTTAATACTTCTTCACCAGGCAATCCAAACATAATTTTACTCCTTTGTTGTAAATTTATCTAATACGTCATATAAATATTTAATACTTTCTCTTAACTCATCACCATTAGATTTAAAATATTTACTAAACTCTTCTAATGTGTCTTTATATCTTTCTTCACCTTTTTTGTCAGCTGATTTTTTCCATTCGCCTTTAAGTAAATCTTCATAATTTGTAACGAAACTATCAAATTCTTCTTTACTTTTTGAGTTTTTTAATTCTTCCCATTTTTTCTCATCTTCTGAATCTCTAAAAAATGCTGCCGGATTTTCTTTATATTTATTAAAGAAACTTGTAAAGGGCTCACCAAAAAGATCTTCAAAACCTTTAAATTCTTCTTTTGTAGAATCTTCATCACCGCGATCTTTTTGAAATAATTTTATAGTCGCATTATCTCTATCAAAATAAAATATGTCTTTATATGAAAGCGTAAAAATAGTGCCGGGATTATATTTGTCATCAATACAATCAACATCACTTTGTCTAACGTCTTTTACTGTTAACTCTAAAATATTATATTTTCTAGGATTATAAGAAACACCATTATAAACATATTTATCATGAGGAATGTTAACTTCATTATCATTAAGAGAATGTATAATAAATATTTTATCTTCTTTTTTCAGCTGTTTTACTTCAGGTTTTTTAATCGTCATTTAATACATCCTCAGATATTTCTGTCGCGATAGAAGTTGTGTTAATGTCTTCCTCTTCTTCCTCTTTATTTTCATCAAGAATTCCTTCAGTTACAAGCAATTCATCTACTTTTAATCTCATAGCTTCATATTCTTTTGGATGAGCATTTAACCAATCTTGAAGTTTTACTCTTCCTTGAATTGATTTTTCTTCACCGTCTACATAAAAATATGCGCCTTTCTGTTTAATTAGATTAAATGCGATTAAAAAGTCTATATATTCTTCATCTGGTTTAAATCCACCATCATAATAAAGATTCATATTCGCGTCTCTAAATGGAATGCCCGCTTTATTTTTATAATTTCTAACTCGTATTGAAATTCCTGTCGTGCCATTTGCGTCTTTTAATTGATCTGTTTTTGTTACACGATTTACAACAGACGCGTAAAACTTAGGAGCTTCTCCGCCTGTTACTGCAGGTAATTTAGCCATCATCTGCATTGATACGCGCTCTTGAGATACCCAAAATAAAGTAGTATTATAATTTGCGCATAATATATTTATTTTTCTTAACATTTCTGCTAATGCTTTCGCGCCGGCGCCGAAGTTCGCTTTTCCAGATGGGTCAACAAACATCGCTCTAGTTGGCGCTGCCGCGTCTGAATCGAATATGATTGCGCACAATTCATCTGATTTAATAAGCTCTTGAAGCGTATCAGAAGCTGTTTCAATATCATCCGCTAATAAGTGAATGAACTTTTTTGGATTTGTGTCTACACCTACTTGTGAAGCAAATCTGGCTTCAAATGTTCTTTCAAAGTCAACATATACTATTACGTCTTTTTCAGGTTGGCCTAAAAATGTAGGTAATTTCTTTTGTAATTGAGCTGCACAATAACTGCAAATGATTGATTTGCCCGAGCTCTCTGGGCCTCTGAATCTAATCATGCGTCCGATTGGAATCCCGCCTCCGAATAAAAATGATAGTTGAGGACTGTCTAATTTTACTTTTCTAGTTGTAGCAGAATTTACTATATCTCCGAATAATTTTGGTTGTTTCTTTTGGATCTGATCCACAAGTTTTGATATCTTACTCATATATTTATATTAACATGAAACGATAAAAAATCCCGCTCTAGGCGGGATTTCATTAATTATAATGTTTGTGTTAACACTATCTGATCATCAGTAACGAAATACATTCCATCACTTAAACCTGAAGTTGTTTCAAAAGTTTCAAGATCTGCAAAATCTCTTATAAAATATCTAAGTCCATTAGTTCCAGCTGATAATTCATAAGTTCCGCCTGAGTTATCTTGAATCGGAGCAGGAACTCTTTTATCTAAATTAACAGATATAACATTTGTATCATTTATAGTAATACCATTAGCTCCAGTGTATTCTGTATTAGTATCAATTAAAATATCTATATTTGTAAATGTATATGTAAGATCATTATTATCTTGTTTATAAGTTATAACAAGATACCAACCATTATCTGTAGGAGGATTTTGTCCAGTTTGATATGTTACATCAATACCTTTCCATCCGTTATCAAATTCATATAAACCAACATCTTGAACATTTGATCTAGCTAATGCAAGAGGAACAGGACGGCCTAATTCATGAGCGTCATTACCTTCGCCTAACATAAGTTGAAGATTATCATCATCAGTATGATCGATCCATAATTTTAAAATTTCACCATCTGTGTAATTTTCCGCATTTGTTATAGCTTCACCTTTTGCAGCATCAATTGCTTGGGGAATATTTAATTTTCCATGTCCTTTTTCGATTTTAATGTCAGTACCATGAAGCATAACATTTTTATCTGCATCTGGTGTGACTCCGTTGATTTCTAATATGTTATTGACTTCCGCCATTACATATTTTTGTCCATTTTTTACTCTTACAATCATTTATTTACTCCTTAATATAATTTTTCTGCTCTAATATTTAATACACCAGTTGCTACAAGAATTATTGATACTTTATAACCTCTTTTTTGTTTAATAGTTGGAATACTTGTTTGCATAGCTGTTCTTAAATTTTTATGTATTTCTAATTCAAGTTTAGTTCCAACAGAAGTTCCTAATGGAATTTGAAAAACTCTATTTGAGTTTGTTGGATTAACTCCAGCAAAAGTAGTGTCTGTTATATCTGGAGCTCCACCTAAAGCTGCTAAAGTTCTATGATCATACCAATAAGTTTGCGTTTCATTATGAGTATGTGCAGCTGGTGCTACGTGAGCGTGATTTATATTATGATTATGAGCTGTTCCTGTACTTGCAGCTCCGCTTGCTACAGCTCCAGTTGCTGTTAATGATACAGTGCCTGGCGCACCACCTGATGTTGAGGTAGTTGCAATTGCACCTGATCTATATAAATGTCCCATAGTAGTTGCTGTTGCAGATATATTTCTATAATTATTTACAATGATATCATAAGCATTTCCAGAATTTCTTCCTATTGATAATAAAATATGTTCATCTAATAAAAATTGAATAAAACTTGCTTGAGAAGCTGCAGCTCCGCCTTCTGCTGTAGTTGGAGATGTTGGAGATGAGTATGCAGCTGCCGCGCCGACAGATTGTTCTGTTAAAGTTACTTCATAGATTAATTCTTGATAATTTTGTATACAATTATTTACTCCAGGCCCTCTTACTCTAAACATAGTTGGATTTTGACAAAATTCAAAATCAGTCCAATTTATATTATTTATATCTTCAGAATTACTTCCAGGTTGATATGAATTACCCATTCTAATAAAACCTTTTGTCGCATCCATATCAGGCCACATTTGTTGTAATATTCTTACACCAGGATTTCTCGTTGGTGTTTGCGGTAACCAACTAACATCCATTTTACACCAAGACCAATTTCGTCTCATTGGGGTTAATGGATTATTTGGATTATTACTGAATAGCGAAGCATATCGTCCGCCTTCAGGTTGACCTAATGAAGTTGCTGGAGGTCCCACTGGAGTAGTTCCAATATGAAAATCAGGTGGTTGCATAAAAAATACTCCACCGCCTCTAACTATATTATGAAGATTATTCATATCAATTACTGTTGGGTCTCCAGGGCGTGGTACTGGTTCTTCAAAGTGAGTATGAACAGGTGCTTTATTATTATAAACTGCTATCTGTTCAAATTGAGTTCCGTTAAAATAAAATAAAGCTCTGGTTCCTGCATCAAAAATATGTGGATTTTCAATTATTTCAGTTCCAAATATAGCACCATTCCACCATACATCTCTAGCAGTTGCACCTGTAAATTGAAGTTGTAAATTTGGACTTGAATTTCCATTATTAAAAGCGATTTGCACTAAATAGCCGGCTGATGGTAATGCTAGTGGAATTGATTTTATTCTAGTTGCGGCGGGTGTAGTACAAGCTCCTGGAAATAAAGTTCTTCCAGTATGATCATGATCTCCTCTTGCTACTGTAGTTGCAGTGCCATTATTTCCACCTGATGTTGTAAAATTAGGTCTCAAAGATGTCGCGTCAAAAGTTAATCCAGCACCAATTTCTCTTTGTTCAACTGCACCTGTACCAGTAGATGTTCTTCCTAAAATTCTTGCTGAAGTAACTCCAGCATTAATTTGACTAATATTATGATTGTGCGTTTCTGGTGCAAATGTTGTTGGTTTATTTGTAACTTCTATCCATGAAGGCGGAGCTACTTGATTATCACCCGCACCAATTGTATGTTTATGATTCATTTCAGCAGCTCCAATATTTGCTGCTGTTAAATTTATATTACCAAGTCTATATTCAGTTTCTGCATTACCCTTAACACCAGTAACAGCATCCGTATTTCCAATTTTTCCCCAACCATTAGCATGAGCTACTAGCCAGTCACCTGTTCTAAAATCTAATCCTGAAAATATTCCATCAATAGCAGCTAAAAAATAACACTCTTGAGCTCCCACTGGAATATTATTATGATGCAAAGTTGTTTCATTACTATGCACACCTAATTTTGTTTTACCGTTATTTGTTAAAGTCGCAGTAGCTGTATTTCCATTTGGGTCAAAACTACCTGCATGAATAAGTTGACCAAATAAAATATCTGGTAACTGCTCATCTGGCACTTTCCCATCAATTAAATTAGCATGATAATTGTCATGATTATGAGTATATTTAGCAAAACCTAAATGAGCTTCATTTCTTCCAGGATCTTTTTCTAAAAGTTCTGCATAAGTATGTCCATGTGAAGTTTCCGCAATAGCATTTAAGTTTATAAATAAAGTTTTTATTTCATTATGTATTTCATCTGATGTCATAAAGAAAGAAACAATTGCGCTATCTCTTACAATCCCAACAGCTCCGCCTGTATATCTTGGATATATTTGTAATGCAGAACCATTTTCATTAAAATTACTTGTCCCACCACCATCAGCTCTTCTTACTGCTACTGATGATGCAGCAATTCCAGCTTGTGTTATTTGCGCATTCCAAAATGCAGTGTTTGTAAGCGCGCCTAATGGGCCAATATTTATACCATCTATTATTTCATCATTTTTTGGATCTAAAAAGACTCCCGGAATATAATTATTCCAGTCTTCAGTGAGAGTAGATCCTCCGATAACTCCTTTAAGAGAATATCTTCTACCGAATTTACCAGATTGTGGACAAAGTTCAATTCCATTTCTTAATACATCATTAGCATTTTTTAAGTCTTCTATTATTTCTGAAATTGCAATATTATCATGATTGATATTAGTACTATTTAAGACAACTTCTCCGGCCAATGTATTTACACTGCGAACAGGGCTAACGTCCGCAACAATAGTTTTAACGCCATTTTTTACTCTTGTTATCATAATAATTAGTAAAGAACGTTTTAAAATTAAAAAGGGAAGCCGAAGCTTCCCTTTTGTTTAATTATGGACGACAAGCATCACAATAACCATCTTCATCAACTTCATAAACATGATTATCAGGATTAAGTTCACCATCGTTATGAGTTTCTACTACATCACAATGTATACAAGGAATAAAAGTTATATTTCCCGTTGTACAAGTTGGAAGTGGTCCTGGTTCCCAATTATCTTCATCTGTATCCCATTCATGAGCTGCAGGAATAATAGCTGCAACTGTTTTTTCACAATTTGTACAATTATAAAGTCCTAAGCCAGGATCAGTACAAGTTGGAACTTGATCTTCATCATCAGAATCTTTTACATATTCAACAAAATCACTTAAATTAGGAATACAATTTGGATTTCCTTCTGAACACCATGATGGATTTAATTCACCACATTCACATAATCCAGTTTCAGAATCATATTCATGCGCAATTATTGGAAGAGTTCTTGTTTGTGTTTCAATTTCTTCACAACCATCTCTTAAACAACTTTTTTCTCGTTCTTCACGACCTGTTTCAGTACAAGTTGGTTCATCAATTTCTTTCCAAGATTCTCCATTGTCATAATTCCAATCTGACCATTCGTGATTTGAAAGAACAATTTCTGGATGTGTAGTAAATTCTGTTCCACATTTTTCACATTTCATTGTGATAGTACCTTGTTCAACACAAGTTGGCGCAATGTTTACAGTTTCTGTTTGTACATCGTGTGTACAAATTGCTTTTATAGCATCCCAAATACTTCCAAGTTGATCACTAATATCAGGTGCATTTGCTTTTACCCATGCAGTAGTTGCGATTCTTGTTGAATTATCACCATCAGCAGGAGTTTCAGATGTTGCATTTCCGGTCAATTGAGCATTTGCGAATGATTGAAGTGCTGAATCTGCTTTTCCTAAAGATGCTAAAACGCCTGCAGATAAATCTAAACTTACGTCATTTGAACCAGCTGCTCTTGTTGCTACTATTCCAGAAATTCCAGAAATAGTTTGTACTGCTGTATTAGCGCTACCGATTGATCCTGCTAAAGTATCATCTAATTTTGCGGTTGTAATCGCTTTATCATTAATAAGAACTGTTGTAATAGCACTATTAGCGATTTCAGAAGTTTGAATACCGTTAGTATTATAAGTTACAGTGCCTAAAGTCGCGCCGCCTCTGATAATACTAGTATTTCCAGTACCACCAAGTTTATCTTGTTTAAGATCTTCTACTGCATTAACAGCATTTACAACGTTAGATGCATTAGATCCAAGTTTTGCATTTACTTCTGGATTGAAATTAACTGCACCATTTGATGCGCCGAGGTTTGCAACGATTTCGTTAAGTGCTTCTAATACAGTGTTTTTCGCGTTAGTGTTTAATGTATTTGGGAAAATTCCATTTACTGTTCCAAGACTTAAAATAATATTTTCTAAAATAAGTTTAATATCAATTAAGTTTGTACCAGTTACATTTAATATACCATTAGGTGCGGCACCAATATTTGCTTTTAATTCGTTAAGAGCATTAACTAAATTATCTTTAGCGTGAGTATTTAAGCTTGCTAATGGTCCTTCAGCTGCTCTTGCTGATGCGTCAATTTGTTCAATTGCTTGTCTCAAACTTTCAGGTGCATCCACTCTAGTTCCAGTTGCCCATGAAAATCCATTATTAGTTGAGTTATTTATACCCTCAGAATTTCTAGCTGCTGTATCAGTTTCTTCTATCGCAAGTCTTAAATTAGTCGCGCCATTTCTTCTTGTTGGTGATGTTGTCCAATCTAAAACGTTAGAAGTTACTCCTACACCTTCAATATTTTTTGCTGCTAAGTCAATATTTTCAATAGCTTCTCTTAAATTTTCTGCACCGTTTACCCTAGAGTTTGAATTAAAAATTAATTTAGCTGAAAGTTCTGTTGGTGATTTACCTTCACTTGTAGCTGGTCTTTCTCCTGATATTACAGTTAAACCTTCAATATCAACAGCTCTTTCATTTATTGTTCTAAAAAGATTTTCAATTGTAATATGTGGTTTTGTTGTTCCAGGCATTCTTGGAAGTAATTCTAAAATATATTCAGGTAAATCTTTTAATTCACCAGTAACGAATCGAAGTATTTCAATCATTGTGTTGAGACTTAAAAGTTGTTCTTCCATTTTTGCAATTAAAGTTTCAATATTAGTTCTATTATCTGTATTAGCATCAACATCAGTTCTTAATGTTTCAAGTAATCCATCAATTCTATTTGCAATATCGAGTTGAACTGAATTTGCTACACCAATAGTGTCTTTTAATTCTTTTCTTACGCCATAATTATCTGTTGCGCCTAAAATTTCTTCTAATCTCTTTACAGCTGCTGTCGCTGTTGAACCTAGTGCAGGATTAATATCTGTAATAGAGCCTAATTCAGCTCTTAGTTGTGTTATTCTGCTATCTAATGAATTTGAATCACTTCCCTCAACAGCTGTTTTTAAATCATTAAGTGTTTGTTGAGTACTAATATTATTTTCGTTTATAGTACTAATTTGTTCAAAAGCTGTTAAACCTGAAATCTGGGTATTTACCGTTCCTAAACGTTCTTGTAAATCTTTGATATTAGAAAAAGCAGTATTTCCAGTAGAAGCATCGGTACTATTACCTAATTTACCATCAATATATTTAATTTGATCATATGCAGTAGATCCTGAAATTGAAGTATCTCTAACACCTAATGAATTGTTTAAATTTGTAAGTTGTACGAATGCGGTTGAAGTACCTTCAGGTCTTTTTCCTAAATCTCCAAGTACTTTACCTAATTCATCTGAGCCTAATTCTATTAAGTCTTTTTCTAATTTTTTTAATGCTTCAAAAACTTTAACAAATTCTTCTGGACTTTCACTAAAATCTTTAAGATATCCAGCAAGAGTATCAATTTTAGCATCTACTGCTTCTTGGTATTGCGCAAGTCTTTTATTTACAATTCCATTTGGATTTGGTTTCGCATTTGGAACCATTATAGGTTTTCCATCAACATCTAATACAGGATTTCCATCTTCATCTACTAATGGAATTTGTTCTGGTTCTCCTGGAACAGGTAACATATATAATTCTCTATAGAGTCTTTCACCAAATAATCCTCCTACAGAGGTATCTTTTGAACCAGCTGTATTAGCTCCAAAAATTTGATTTAGTACTTCAACAATAGAGTTTTTATTTGAAAAATAAGTATTTAAATTATTAAGAGTTCCAATTTTTTCCATTGTTTTTTGAACAGCTGAAGTGATATTGCTTGAATCTGTTCCAACCCAATTTCCATGGCTTAATCCCATATTCCCAATATTTTTTACTGTTTTAATTATTGAACTTATAAGATTTTGTTTATCAGTGTTTGTAAGATTAGAATTATTTGAATCTAAATCATTAAAATTTGTAAAATTACCAATATTGCTAGCATTTTTATTTATTGCATTTACTATAGAGTTTCTTTGACTGCCAGTGAATGTTGTTTCACTTAAATTAGATAATTCACCAATATTAGTATTTGTTGTTTTAAGTATACCACTAATGCTATCTACTCCGTTACCATTTAATAATCCACTAATAGATTCTATTCCTGAAACTGCGTCTCTTAAAATGCCACTAATACTTGTAGTTGTAGTATATGTTGAGCCGGCTGTACCAATTTGAGAATCTTGCGTGCCATTTAATTGATTTCTTACTGTTGATAAAACTCCGCTAACACTACCAGCTCTATTTGTAGAATATCCAGTACCTACTAATCCACTTAATTTTTCATTAGTAGTATCAAGAGTTTTTTGTAATTCTGAATCACCCTCTTCTCTTGCGCTTACTTCTTCAGCTAGTTCTGTGGTGAGTGTTCCAATTTTTGAAAATGCGCTATGAACTCTTTTATCAACACCATCTACTCTTCCGTCAAGTCTTGAAACTTCACTTATAAGTCGAGTATCAATATCATCTGTTCTTTCTGTTAATTCTTTATCTTTATTATCAAGATTCGTGTCTTTTGATTTTAATGCATTTATTTGTTCAAATAATTCATTTATTTCTTCATGGTGTATATTAGTGTGATTTTCAACGTCATTTAATCTTTGAATTGTAGCTTCAAGTCTATCAACTTCTAAAACTACTAATCTTAAATCTTCAAATGAAACTGTAAAAGTTAAGATCGCTGATTGATCTTTCTTTACAGGAATTTTTGTAATAGCTCTTCCAGCCATAACTGTGTTGGAAGGAACTTCTACAACCGTGTCAACCACGCCATAAATAACCATTTTGTATTGTCTATTTTTAGCTCCATCGTAAATAACTTTATAGTTGCCCATAGTGGCTTCTAAAACTGTTACTTCGTTTTTGAGATCTCTTAATCTAATAAGAGGGTCGTGATTATAAAGAAATTGATGTTCGTAAATCGCAAATCTTTGCGGTACGTCAATAAATTTCTCCCGATGGTGTGGCCCATGATTACACTCTGTTGGAGCGTATGATTTGTCGAGGATAAAATGTTTCAAAATTAATTCAGAAGGCGCTTGGTTTCCTCTAGCAGGTCCGCCAGAATGTCCAACAATTGCGCTTTGTCTGTCATCTCTGAAATTATCTCTCTCCAATGAATGAACTGTACTCATAATTTGTATTCTCCTTATAAAATTAGTTCTATAAAGAGAAAAATCTATGCGTTAGTTAGGTAGTAACATACTCCATGTTCATGTATTGTAGCTCTGAGATATATTCTATTATCATGCTTAGTGATTGCGACTTCGTATTTTTTAAAAGCGTCTTTTAATCTTCTAATATTTAAATCTTCATTCTTTTGTTTTCTTTCTTCACTGCTTAATTTACCCCAATTAGACACATATTCTTCATATAATATTTCTAATTTTGGTTTCATTTGATAATCAGAAGTGCCATCAATTTTATCAATCCTAATTTCAACCATTTCATTAGGATCGAGCATCATTTCTCTTATTTCCTCTTTAACAAGTTTTTCAAACTCAGGAATATTTGGATTATATTCCATAAACTTTTCTGTTGAAGGATATTCCCATTGATATGAGTTCCAAATCTTTTTAACTTCATTTATTCTTTCTACAGTAAATAATAAACTATTTCTATTTATATGCGTTATTAATGAATAGAAAAAATCATGTAAATCTTTTATATTAGTAAATTTCTGAATATGAGCATCATGTTCAAAATCTATTTGATTAAAGTTTAATCCTCTAAGAATTCTAGTAGCTCCGCCAAATGCTCTTATGTTTAATGGAGTATGTCTTTGAGGTATCTTAATAATTTCAGGTGCTTGTGATTCCAACCACTGACCGTCTACCATTGGTCCTTTTTTCATAAGGCCGTAATAATTAGAAATATTATGAAATACTTTTCTATTATATCCGTGCTCTTCAACTATGTGATTTTTACTAAATTGGACAAGTTCTATAAGTTTTTCAAATATTTCTCTTTGTTCTGGTACTAATTTATTTATTTTAGCTTCATACATTAACTGCTGTTTTTCATAAGTCATTCTATTTTCATAATGCATGCCAAAGTTCTCTTTTGGTGATATTTTGTAGCTGTTATTAAATGAAGTAAACACCGTAATAAATTTCATATCTAAATTTATGCGCCAAAAAGTCCACGCGAATGGCATATAATTATTATTTAATAATCTATTTTCTCCTGAGTAATAAAATTCATCTGATTCATCAAAAGTTAAATCTCTTAATGATCCATCTTCACAATTTACTACTTGATGGAGCATTGTAACGTATAAAATATTTTTGTCTATTTCACCGAGAAAGTTTATATCTTGAAATCTATTTAAAGTGTCTTCCCAATAATTCGCCAGTGAAAATATTTTTTCTTTTCTCTCTTGAACAAGTTTAGTAAGTCTTTCTAAATTAGTCATCTAAATCATCCCCATAAATATCATCATCTATAAAATCATCTTCTGTTCCACTTATATCATGATCTTCTGGATCGTGGTCTTCATCATATTCATCACCGAACATTTCATCTTCCATTCCAGATATATCATCATCGGCAGGGTCGTAATCGTCTTCATCGTTTGTTTCTGAATATGCTGCACATTCCTCACATAAACCATCATAATTATCTAATTCATCGAAGTCAGTATCTTTCCCACATTCATAACAAACACCATCTTTATAGTCTTCATTATTCATTGCATCTTGAAACATCCAATCGTCGTCATCGTCATCTAAATCTATTTCTTCATTTGGGCCTTTTATCTTTGTAGTGTCGTCATCATAAATCCAAAGCTCATCATCATCTTCAAACGGCCATTCGCCGTCTCCGCCTTCTGGATTTACTTTTGAATTAAAGTTATTCTTCGTAAGAATATCTACAACTTTTGCTTCTTTTAATATATCTTCAAATAATTTTATTGCCATAATTTTTCCTTATTATTTAGTTTTTTTATCACCCTTAACTTGCTTTAATTCATTAGCTATTTGCACAGTCACTTCCATCAGTTCTTTAGCTACATATTTTGATCTAATTTGAGGAAGAGCTTTTTTAATTGCTTTTAATAGCTTAGGAGTTAAGAATAATATCTTTTCTTGTGGAGTTGGATTCATTAAATAACGGCCTTATCTCTCCCAGAAGGAAGCCCACTATACAACATAGTTTGCAAAGCTGCGCTGACTGTTTCAGGCTCTTTGCTTGTTATGAGATTATTAAATTGTCTTTTAGCTTCCGCGTTACAATCACATTTAATCTTCATTGGAATTGATTCCTGAGATTCAAATTGTTTTCTCAATACTTTCTTGCAATATTGACAATAAAAACTGGCTAATTTCATCTTGGACCATCCGTAAAATAATTATATGGCTTTTGATGATTATCAATTTTCTTGCATTGTGGACAAGCAATTACTACACAAGGAGTAGTTTTAGCAGGATAATCAAGATGCCATTTGTGATTACAAGTCTTACAAACGTAATAAACTCTTTTAATTTCTATATCTTGTTCCATTATATTTAGTTACTAGATATACTTATTATATTATATGCATTTTAGTATGAAATTTCTTTCCTTTTTAAAGATAAATTTAGAAATGCAAGAATCTTGCCACTAAACGGTACTTACTAAATATTATGGCTAGAAAAAAGAAAGAAATTACGATTATTTGGAAACTTGGTGATATTTGGACTTCTGCTGATAAAACTATTTTTAGAAAAACGAAAGATTGGATTAATTTTCGTAATAAAATGACTAAACTTAGAGGCAAGTGTGAGTTATGTGGTTATGAGAAACGATTACATGTGCACCATATACATATGAATGATTCAGCTGAAAGTTATACAGATTTAAGGGAAGAGAGATTTAAAGTGTTAGATTCCCGCTGCCATAAATATTTACATACTCTTTGGACATCATATAAAAGAAAAAAGGATCCAATTAAACCGGATCCTCGATTAGAGAATATATTAAACGAATTTATTAAAGATTAGATTTCATTATCGTCAAATAAATGATTATAATTTTTCCAATATTCAATTTCTTTCATTAGTTTTTTAATTTTTCTTTGCATTATATCAAAACGATATGCTTCTCCCGCGCCCATTACATATTCGATAATAAACTTATTTAATTCTATTAAAGTAGTTTCTTCAAAAGTTTCTTTTATATATTCATCAATTTTAAAGCAGAGCGCTTTAACTAAACCCTTATCGAATGTTTGTTTAACACCAATTAATTTAGATTCATTAGCAATATAAAGGTCCATAAAATTAAATGGTTTTGAAGTGTCTTGTAATTCTTCAGGCGTTTTGATTCTTCTCATATTGTTCATAAATACAGGTCCACTTAATCTTGGCATCGTGATATCGTATTCTTTTTCTTCCAAGCAGCGTCCCAACACTTCCGACATAGTGCTTGATATTCTCCGTCACCAATATGTATCTGCTCAGTTTTATCTCCAGTAAACCAAGTAAATGTAGAAACATTTGATCCACATATTTCACAAGCCCCATGAAGTTTCTCAATATAATCAGCCATTCCAATTATGACAGTCATATTATCCCAAGGTTTCATATCACAATCAGCGCTCAATGCGGCGATATAAACTTCTTTTCCTTCAAGAGCTAATAAGTGACAAATTGGTTCCATTCCCTTAATAAATTGGCCTTCATCAATACAGATAATATCATAAAATCTTAATTTAGTAAGTAGGCCATCTTCAATCATTGTTTTACAGATTATTGTATCAACGTCTTCATCCTTAAATCTTGCAACAAATTCTCGTGTATCAATCGATGATCTAACAAGACAAACGCGTTTTTTGCGATATTTAGCTTGGTCTATAATTTCATATAACTTAGACGTTTTACTGGACTTCATAGAGCCCAGAAATATTTTAATAAATCCAACTGAACTCGTTTCTACAACTTCTTCACTTTTTTTCTTTCTCATTACAACACTCACATTTTTTGTCTTCCATGACGAATTTTAATTTAACTTTTTCTTTAATACATGCTCGTAGTATTTGATCCATAAAATCACCAACACAATAAGCTAATCTTTCTTCAGCTGCATTACCTGATCCATCATTCCCGTCATATAAACCACAATAACGAATTATATTTCGTTCTAAAGTCATTGCCACGTGAAGACATTCATGGGCTAATAAATCCATTGAGAGAAACTCTTCGCATAAAAATAATGCGGCGAACAATTTATATTCCTCGCCATGTTTGTCTCTATAAGTTTGATTTCTATTATTCTCGAAAACGCATCCAACTAAACTAAATTGTTCTTCAGCTGTTTTATTATACTTATTAGCAATTAACCATTTTCTCATTCCAGCAATCATATTTACTTTAGTGTCATAAATAAATAATTCTATTGAATTAGCATATAACGCTTGTGAGATATATTTTTCTAACTTAAGACCCTTTTGAGGAGGTTTTTTAGTTTTTGTCATTTTAGACCGGCACGATCCTAACAATTGGCGTTTGATTATTGTCCACCACGGTGTAATAGTTTTTAATTTTTTTATGATCATTTTCTACCAATAAATCTCCCAATTCTTTAAGCGAAATCTTCGTGGCAATATTTTCCACAAGAATCTCATTCACAATAGTGTCTATCGTGCAATTGTATTCTTCTGCTAATTCTTGAAGCCTGGTAAGTGTTTCAGGCTCGAGTTCTAATTCCTCTGTTACATATTTTCTCATTATTCTATATTAACTTAATGAGTCAATCTTTGTTTTTAAGTCAACTTCATCAAATGGCGTTATTTTACTTCCCCAATTAAACTTATTTACTAAGTCTTCTAAATTATTAAATCTATAATCTTTCTTTTGAAGAATATCGTTCACATCCTTAACGCTATCAGGAAGCCATAATACGTATACATTTAAGTTTTTATCTTTTAATTGCTCTAAGGCTGATATTCCTCTTACATCATTATTTGGAATAAATATAATTTTTTTGAATTTGCTTAATAAATAAAATTGTCTCTCTTTAATTGATAGTCCGAATGTCGTAGTTGAGTTTTGAAAGTTTGGATGCGTTCGGAGCGATATTAAATCCATTAAACCCTCTACTACATATAAAGGTTTTTCAGTGTCTAATTCTGATAATTTGTATAGCGTTTTTGTGCTGCTATTTTTTGGATATAATAATTTTTTATATTCTTTTGTTGAGATGTCTATGTTTTTAGATTCAAGATACTTAAAATATTCTTCTTCAGTTCGGAGTTGTCTGGCTTCAAAACATAATAAAATATTTTTATTTCCATCATTTTCATATATTGGAATCAGAGCCATTTCAGAATAATGTCGCCATTCTTCTTTATTTTTTTCATCTGATTTTTTTACTGTTCTTCCATATTGAAGATATTTAATGCCCAAAGAGTTCATTAATTCTATATTGAATCCTCTTTTCTTCATCCAATTTTTAGATAAATCAGTTGTGTCCATTGGGAACCATTTTCCGGTAAATTTAAAATCTACTTCAGGTAATAAAGATAAATCAGCTTTTTCTTCTTCTCTTTGATATAAATCATAAGATCTTTGAACACCTAAATCTTTGTAGATACTTCGCTTAAACTTTTCATAATAAATATTTTTAAGTGAGCCTTTGTGGCCACATGAGAAACAGTTAAATACGCCTTTGTCTAATGAGATACTGCATGAAGGATGATTATCAATATGGTAGGGATTTAAACATTTTACAACTACTTGTCCAGTTGTTTTCTTTCCAATTGGAATATTTAATCTTTTGCATATTTCTACTGAGATTTCATTAATGCTTAATTCCATAATTTCAGATTAACTCCTCATCATCAAATAATTCGCTTTCTTTTTTTTCTTTAATTATTCTGTAACTATTACATCCACCAGCTCTCCCACATGGAGTATATTCTGGCAAAGTACTTTTACATTTATCACATTGTGTGTTTAACTCTTTTTGTACAGCAGAAACTACATTTTTCAAACATTTATTATATTCACTATCATAAAAATGACAGATAGTATTCGCACCAGCTATTTTAACCCATTGTTTGTCTGCATTATCACATATATCACAATTTGTCAAAATAATTCTCACTTACAATCATACTTCATCATCATCAAATAATTCTGATTCTCCAATAGCTTTTTGATAAGCTACTTTCTTTTTATATTCAGATAATTCTTTTCCCTTTTTAAAGAGATCACATTTTTTCTTATGGCATTTTCGTGCTGTTAGTTCTCTTAGACAAGCCTCACAAGTCTCACGAGGTGGTTGAAATTTTCTGCTGAAAAATTCTTCATCTTCATCACCTAAAAAATCAAGTAGATTAGTTAGCACATCATCGTCATATGGACTCCATCCGCTCATTTTGTTTCTAATAGAGATTTTAATAACGATAGCGTTTTTCTTTTGATAATCATTTTAGTTTCTTGCAATAAATTATCTAAAGCATGAAGAGGCGAAATAAAATGTTCTACTTTCTCGCCAGCTTTAACGCTAATATTATTCTGTATTTTCTCAACTCCTCTTATAAATAGTCTAGGATAATGATTTTTAGCTTGCTGAATATTTTTACAATTTACAATCGTATATATTCTTGTTATGTTGTCATCAAATACTTTTGGCGTTTCACCAAATCTTAAATGTTCATATTTAACAAATATTGGTATTTCTAATTGTCCAGTTTTATTTTTTTCTATTATTTTAATGATTCTAGGCAGTTCTGTTTTTTCTTCATCAATTTTAAATGGTAATATAGATCCAACATAATCGTCTTTATATAAACCATTTCTTGAGTGAATGTGTCCAAATGCTCTAAATTTAGAATGAAACTTAGATATATTTATTCCGCCATAAAATGTTTTCGGCTCTTTTAAGGCCACATGCCCGCATATTAAATCTACTTTAGTTTTATAAAACTCTTCAGGAAGCTCATTACTATAATAGTCGTCTAAAATCTTTCCTTCAACTCTTCGATATGGCAGGGCTAATATATGAAAGCCATTTTCCGTATTGAAAATTTCTTCTTTGTAAATAAGTTTAACGTTATTTAAGTGCCACAAAAATTTTGTAGAATATTGAGAAACATCATGCACATTTTTATGACAGTGATTTCCGCCTAAGACGTAAATTGTTTTAAACTTTTTAGACGCAATTTGGAAAAATCTCATAACGAATTCTATTGTATCACCTAAATTAGAAGATCTTTCTGTTACATCACCTAATTGTAATAATTCACATTCTTCTGGATTTCCAAAATCAGTATCACTAAACCATCTGATAAACTTATTAAATATTTCTCTATCCCAGTCCCGGGAAGTTGACAAGTGCATGTCACCAATAACGAATAGTTTCATTTATTCTAAATTAACTTAGTCGTTGAACGTATCAGAAGGTAGTGGAAAATCAGTATAAGAATTTAAAGTTACTTTCATAATTCTTGTATTTTCACCTGCTTGAATAGACAGCGCCGCAACCATTTGAATAGTTTTAAGCGTTTTTAACTGTTTATTATTTTCTTGGTTGATTAAGTTTAAACAAATTTTTTCAATAACAGCTTGATCTGTTCCGTCAATAACGAATTTTAATGCTAATTCAAATACGTCTTTTTGTTTAACTTTTGAAATGTTTAATTCATCTTCTAAAGCAAGCATGCCTTCTCGTCTTGCTTTCTCAGAAAATAGAATTGACCTGTTCAGTATTTTTTCATACTCTTCTTTAAATTGTCTTTTATTCATAAAAATATATTAACAATAAAAAAGCCACCTTTTCAGTGGCTGATGCTCATTTTTTTGCTCTTTGTTTCTTCAAGGCGAGTGTCGCCTTCATTTTAGCAGCTTTCTCTTTTTTCTTAGTTTCTTTGATCTTTAAATTCTTTTCTTTTTCTTTCTTTAAGTTTAATTTTGGAAGCTTATTTATTTGTTCTTCTGTTTTTGCTCCTGCTTCCCAGATTGGAACTGACTCTGTTTTTATTTCACCAATAGAAACTGTTTTAAATTCCAGAGAGTTCATCTCACAATAATCCCTTGTTATGTTGTCTAAAAATGCCACAATAAAAGGGCCTCGCTTTCCTGAAAATGAAATTTTAGCAAATGTAGTTTTTTCTTGTCCCTGTTTAGCTAAAACTTCATCTAAGATTTGTTCGCTTGTTTTTTCTTTCATATTATAATATAAGAAAAAAGAGATTTAATATCAAATTAAGATATTAAGTTGCCAGCTCTAAAATCTGTTGAGTCACCATTTTCGAACTTAACTCGCGTTCCTTTCTTCGGTGCTCTTCCTTTTACTGCTCTATACATTGCTTTCGCTAACGAAGTGCTTGTTCCCTCACCACCTACTCTCCAGATATCACCATATCCGTCGTAATAAATTGAACCAGCATTTTCTCTGAGGAATGCTTTACCTGCGCCGTCTACTTTTACAGTTCCTTCATAATGTTTGCCGATAAGATCGACTGAGTTTGAACCGCGTGCTTTAATTTGTGCCATATATGTGCACCTCCTAATAATATTATATTAACTAGCGTTTCGTATTCTTAGAGTTGTCAAATTGTTTTTTATTCTTATAAAGCTTTGCGATAGCTTCAGATTGAAGTTTTTCAGAAGCTTCTCTCTGTTGTTTTTCTTCAAACTTTTCTTTCTTTTTCTTTTCTATATTATTGATTGCCATGTTATCTCCTTAATATTTAGTAAATTAACCTAATAATTGCTTATTAGCAGTATAGAATACTTTTTCAAACACTCCCTGATCAAATTGAGCTGAATTATTCAGTTTTTTATCTCCGCCACCTTGTTGGTTATTATTTCCACTTGAGTTTCCATCTCCTCCGTTTCCGGATCCCTGAGCGCTATTTTGGGATTGTTGATCGTCTTTTCCTTCTTGTGCTTGTCCTTGTGAATTTCCTCCGGCATTATCCCCTGATTGATTTCCAGAGTTAGAAGAATTACCACCAGAATTATCACCACCACCTTGATCATTTTGTTGTCCTTGTGAATTTTTTATTTCTTCAACAGCTGATGTCATATTATCAACTTTTCCAATTATATCTTTTAGAGCTTGTTGAACATTAGCTATTCCTTCAGCTGCTTGTTTATTCAAATTTGCATCAGGAGCTGCCCCTTGTTGTGGTGGCCCAGCTTGCGCTTGCGGCTGGGCATGCTGTTGTCCCGCATTACCTGCCCCGCCTTGCGTTTGGGGTGCGACTCCTGCGTTTTCTCTTATCTGTTTGTTCTTCTCTTCTAATTGTTTTAGAGTTTGAATCGTTCTTGTTTCCATAATAATTAGTATTGTCTTCTTGAAATAATGGCGGTATTTGATCTTCTGAATACCCACAAGATAGCCACGTTTCTCTTCGAACTTGCCAAAACCAATCTTTTAATGCTAGCCATTCAGGAGATTGAGTTCTTCTTACATGTTTTTCTTTAGAAATATCTTTTTTCTTTTTCTTTCTATCTTCTTTTAAGCGAGGTGATTTCCAACGAGGAGTTGGTTTATTTTTACCCATTAAAATTTAGTCAAATAATTCTGATTCTTCTTTCCAGTCATTATATATCTGTAATGCTGCAATAGTCGCAGCATTTACAAAACATTCTTTGTCTAAATATCCTCTAAATGCTACTCCATACCAATCAAAGTTTACGCTAATATGATCTCTTATATCATCTTCTGTATATTTTTCTCTTTTAGCAGCGATGACAGCTTTACCAACTAACATATCATGATAATTTTTATAATTCATAATTCTTCATCATCAAATAATTCATAAGAACCAGTAATATCACTTATTGGCTCTTTAAATATAAGTTTTCCGTTAAAATAATAATAGATATTAAATCCACATACTCGAAAAGAATGTCTATTTTTTCCAGGTAATGCGAAATACATTTTATTAAAAGGCCGCATGAATTCTTCATAATATAATTTAACAGCTTCTTTTTCTAAAGGTTTCATAGATTTTTAGGCAACTCATTCGGTCCATAAACTGTAGGTTTAAAATTCATAATATAAAGTGATATAGCCATAATTCCTGTCATTACTAATGATATGCTTCCCGCTATAATAAATGCTTGTAACATATTTTTCTCCTATTTATATAGATAAACTATTCCGAAACAAGTCCAAAATACTGTCCAAATTGAGCATATAACAAAAAATATCATCATACATGCAACCTATGTTCTGGGCCAAAATCTTCTTTATTTAATACTTTGACCAAATGAGTTTCATATTGTAAAGTGCCGGGCAGAGGAATCATTTCGTTAGTATTGCGAACTATTTCCTTTGCTCGAGGTAATATCAATTTAATTTGATTGCAAATAAATTCTGGATTTAATTTAACTTTTTCTTTTCTAATGAGAAAGTGAATACCACCAGCAGTTGATATAGCCATAACATTTCCTTTACCAAAAAGATCATTTAAATAATTTATCATCTCTTCATACTGTTCCCAATCCGCGTATGTCATTTTAGTTTCCATTTTAATCCTCCGGATGATTTTCTTGTTCCATCAATACATTCTCTAACATGTCGTGCTGCTTTCGGATATTTTTTATAAATATCTCTTATAGTTTCAAAATATTCTCCAGTATTAATACAAATAAAATTTAAATATTTACTTTTAGTTTTTGAAATATTTTGTGCTCTTTTTTCTGTATATCTTTCTTTTGTATTACCTACACTAATTTTAATTTTTGCTTCTTCAGTATGTTTTCCCCAAGTCCAATTATTTTCTCTTTTAGACCACATTATTAAAGAATGTTTTCCAATATTTTTTTTATCTTTTTCAGAATGACGATAACCACTTTTATTTTTTTGTCCACCATCAGTCATATTATAACCTTTTGCTTCTTTACCCCATCTACAAACATTTGATCTAAACCACCAAATAAAAAATCTTTCCCATTTATCTAAATCATAAGTTTCTTTTAAAATTTCAAAAGAAAAATTTTCTAATCCATACTGTTCTATTTTTTTACTTAATAAAGACCCTCTTCTTAATTTTTTATATGGTCCTTTATGTGCACCAAATCTTGCACATATATTTTTTGATTGTCCAATATAAACTTTTCCATTTATATTATTTATTATTTTGTAAATCCCGCTTATTTTTATATTCTTCATAATTAATTAGTTCAGAACCTTTTGAAATATCAGGACTTTTATCAACATCAATATCAATCCATTCTTTGTGACCAAAATTTCTTGCAAATAATGACTGACAAGTATCAAAAGATTTTCTTACTTTGTAATATGCTTCATCTATTCCATCCTGAGAATTTTTCAATGCGCTGTCTGTTAATGATGACATAATTTCAGTAAGATGATTCATTTGATCTTTCATTGCTTTATATGCGTCTATAGGTGTGAGATTCCAATAAACTACTAAACTCTTTTGAGGGTAATGTTGTCCCGATTTAGTAAGATATGCGTCTTTTCTAACTTCGAATCGTTTAATGTGCTGTAAAAATATTTCAAAATCATCGTGACGGATTTGCTGTTTGGCAAACATTTCTGAGCGTCCGCACTTAAAAAATTCTCTTTCTTGTTCAGTCAAAGTTTTATTGCGGCATGAAAGTGACATAAAATATATTTCGTTGGGTTTAAGTTTGGGTATTCCATAATTCCAAAAGAATTCTAATTCCATTGAATCTTCGGGTAAAAATTTGTAATTTTCCATATTATCCTCTTATTATAATATAAGATTTTCTTTAAGTTTCAGTTTTATTGACTTATTTACATATTCATAGATTAACTTTCCAAGATGGTCAGAAGCCTGCGCGTCTACTATAATGTAATAATTATCTGTAACAATTAAATTCCAAATATGATCAGGCCATATTCTTGTTATTCGATGATCAAACTCATAAGTTTTAATCGCATAATAAACTTCTCTACCATCAGTGCTGAAAAAATGATAATCAGCTCGAGCTCCAAAAGCATTTCTATGATGAGTTCTATTTGGCATTATATCATCTACTATAAAATATCCTCTGCCATTTCTATGGGTTGAACTATATGCGACAATATAAGCAGTTCCTAAATCACTATTTCTTTTATTCCATTCCCAAGCGAAATGAACCGCGTAATCATTGCAATTCCCATTTCTTTCATTAGTTCCTCTGAAAATATTGTTCGTGCTATGTGATGGAAAATATCTAAATTTATGACATATTTCTAATAGTATCGTTTCAATTTGTTCATTTATTATATTTATCGTATTATATGTCGCAATTACTGGACTAATATCACTGATGTCTAACTCTCTTATTTCAAAATTAATTTGGTCTGTATCGACTGAGTTTAAATTTAACAGAGAAAGAATAATCATAATAGTTAAAAATGTAAACTTTTTCATTCTGATTCTTGTATTGCTTTTTCAAAATTCTCGTCTTTTTTCTTTCTTTTTTTCGTTTTAACTGCTGCATTTTGTAAGGCGATTAACATCGCATTATTCCAAGCTCTGCCAACTGTTTCAACTTCTTCTGGGCTTAAACTATTCATTTTTACAATAGTAGTAGCTTCATTTAAGAAATAATTTATTAATGTTGCATTTATCGAATATGTGTCAAATAAATGCTGCCCAATTTCATGTATATATTTATTTTGTCTAATTTGTGATATAGAATCTTGCAACACTTTATAATAAATAGAATTAGGAATTCCGGAAACTTGAAATATTGGTTCTTTTAATAAATCATCTTTATCACCAATAATACGTCTTAGCCGTTCCCGGTGTTCTTCAAAAATTGGCTTTTGAAAATTCATTTTATTTAATTCTTCTAAAGCTTGCTTAAAAGAAATTTTTCCCGCAGCTGCATCTTCATACAAATCAAAAACTTCTCTTTTTTCCATATTAATTAGTTTTACCTTTTTATCCAAGGAAGTTCATTATCATCAAATAAATCGCTGTCATTTATTACGAATAATTCTTCAAATCTTTTAGGGTCCATATTCATAATTTTAGACCAATGTTTAATAAACTTTTCTTTATCGTCAGAGTATGCCATTTTAAATGTTATTTTTTCAGTCATCAAATAATTCCCAATCTTTTTCATCTAACATTTTTTTTAATTCTTTTTCTTGGAACCATGCTTCTTCTGGCATGCATTCATGTTCAAAATATAATCCTGCAGGAAGTTTTTTAGGTGATATGCATCTGATTAGTTTAATGCCGTTGTCATTTTCCCACACTCGAGTAATTACATATTCAACATTACCATAATAAAATTTTCTGTAATAATCAGATTGTTCTAACATTAATCTAATTCATCCTCATCAAATAAATCCCATTCACTTCCCATGCCCTTCATAAACTCTTCATAAGCAGATGAATGGTCTCCGAACGTTTTAAATGATTTTACTTTGTAACCTTTTTCTAACTTAGTCACCATTTGTTGATGCATATGTGTTGAATCTGTATAAGTTTTCTTTTGAGGACTTGTTCCAATTCTTCCCCACGCAGCAGTAAATATTTGTCCTGCCCATTTATCTGAATAATTTAATACGCCGTTTTGAGGAAAAATTTTCGCTCCGTCATTATCTTCTTTTCTTTGAGACAAGTGATAAAACTTAGAATGTCGTCTTCCTGTTTTCTTATTTATTTCTGTATTTTCTAAAATAATTCTTTCGACGTTATTATTAGTCCAAGCTGCTTCTCTTAATAATTTAAATTCGTCTTCAATGTCATCATAAATTGACACGCCATTTCTTATCATAATTTATCTCCTAATAATCCAATATGATAACCCCAAGGTTTATATAACATTTTTACTGCATCATTAACATTTGACATAGTCAATCCTTGTTTATAATCTATTTGAATATGCCAAGGCTTCATCATTTCCATATCACGATCATCATCTAAAATACAGATTGATTCTATTTCTTTATCACCTGTTAATTGATATCTTGCTAACCAAAGAAATATTTCATTTCCCCGTCTTGTGTTGTAATAACCAGTTCTTCCAATACAACAAGGAATTATTCCGACTGCTTCAAAAAACATATCAATCGCATGTCCGGCAAAATCTATCTTTTTATCTGTAAAATCTAATCGCCAAGTTGAAGATAAAACTATTTTAGTTGGACAATCATCTGTTGTAGTTTTTTCTATAATCTGATTTAATAATTTAATTTTTTCCGAATCAAGATTATAATAGCGGTTAGTCATTTCAGTTTGATAACCGCCATTTAATACTCCATCAATATCGAGAAATATAACTTTTATTTTTTCATAATCTTTCATAAATTTCATAAATAAGGCGCCACCGCTAATTTTTGTATAGTTTCATAATCGAGACTATTCAAGAATAATTCTCTTTCCCGGGTCCATTCATCTGAATTATTAAACTTATAACAAGTAAAATAAAATTTTTGATACGGATTATCTTTTACCATCATTGCAAATTGTTTTTTAACTTCTTTTTCATCTCGATTTGGATCAATAGATGATTTAAAGTTATACACAGATTGAGCTGCCCACTGTAAGTGCTGGTCAACCTCTTTATATAAATTAACTACATCAGTTATCTGAGTTTCATATTCTGGAAAGTTCGCAATTATATCATCAATCGTATTGTTTTGTATGCACTTTAATAGATGCTTCATTGATAAACCACCAGTACCGTCTTTCATTCGATGAATTGCTAAATATGCGTCACCTTTTATTTTCACACGATTAAAGTGCTCATCCATTAACACAATACCTTCTTGAGTCGCATCCATTTTCGCTACAATATTTTGCACTGCTTCGTATGACATTGAAGATAATTCGTAAATTTTTGGTCGTTTTAAATTTCTTTGTAAAACTTTAGACTCATAAACGAGCGGAGAATCTCTGTAATAATATTCTAATAATTCAGGCCGCAATTCTTCTTGAGTGCTTTTTTTACGAGCACCTAACCAAATAAGTTCAACGTCTTGATATGGCACAACTATGCGGTTAAATGGGGAAACAAGTTCAAACATTAAATACCAATTTTGACCGATTTGTTCTAAACATTGTAAAGTGTCGTCATCCCATTTCTTTGTTGCTTCATTTATTAAATCTTGAAAAGAATTATATTCACAAATTAAATCACCGGGTAATTCGGCATCAGCATTAAAACTATTATTTGTAGTCCACATTAATTTACCAAGTTCAGTTGTGCATTTTATCAGTGAGCCATCTAATTTTTCATACGCAAAAACTCTGCTATTCCAATCAATTTTAGCAGCTTGATTTTCACCGTAGTTGAAAAATTTATCAAATGCCCGCATGACAACTCTGCATTCTCGTTCAACTTCATAATAACTTGTTCCGCGGTCCAATCTTTTAATTTCTGTAACTTCAATAATAATTCCACGACATACTTGACAAATATCAAGTGACATATCAGATCGAATCATATCGTATGAGAGTAAATATTGATGATAATTTCCTTCGTTTCTCTGTTCTCTTATTTTTAAATTGTAAGGATCAGCAGAAAGCAATTTCTGCCAATCCTCGTGTGACTCTATAAAATCTGTAAGTGTTTTTAACTTCATTATTCACCTTCTATTCTTTGATGTACCCATTCTTGATAATCACTATACAAAATTTGGAGTTCTTCAATCAAGTCCATCATTTTATCAACCTCGTTTGGGTCAAAGACAGCATGGAGATGTGCTTCAATTTCTTGTTTCTTTTCGTGATATTGTTGAAATATATCCATTAAAGTTTCCTTTGAATTTTTGTTCCCAGATAAGCGACTGTTACGTCGTAATCTCTGCCGTTCCAAGTTACATTAACTTTTGCTCCAAAGTTTCTGTTTTCATCAAAATTGTGCGTTTTATTCAAATCATTGTAAATGTTATCAAGGAAATTATCAGCTGGAAAATAAGTTTCTCCAGTGCCGTTATAATTTTTCTTTGTATCTACTGTTACCATAATATTACTCCCCTATTTTTATATAATATTATAAGATATGAAGAAAAAACATTCAAAAAAGAAGGGCAGCCGAAACTGCCCTTTTAATTGTTAATTAGAATTACATGCCGAGAAGCCGCATTAAGTTTTGAGAATTGATATTCGCTTGTCCAAGCATAGCCCCAGCAGCCTGCATTAGAATTTGGTCCTTGACATACTTTGTCATTTCGAGCGCCATATCGCTATCACGGATCACTGATTCAGATGCCTGCATATTTTCTCTAGCAACGTCGATACCCTTCTGAGTATGTTCGAGACGATTTTGCACAGCGCCTAAATTTGCACGCTGAGCTGTTACTATTTGTAATGCTCTGTCAATAGTCGCGAGCGCTCTATTTGCGTCTTCAATGTCAGTCATGTTCAAACGATCTTGTTCGCAATTTATTTGCAAACCTTTTGTAGACATATCACCAATGAATACAGAAATATTTTGATCCATATTGGCACCAACTTGAAATCTCATTACTTGAGTTCCGTCCTTGCCGAATCTACCAGTGAGTAAATTCATGCCATTAAATTGCGCATGTGATGCGATACGATCAATTTCTGATACAAGTTGTGATACTTCAACTTGAATGAGCATTCTATCTTGATCCGAATAAATTCCGTTTGCTGATTGAACTGCTAATTCCCTTAATCGTTGAAGGATTGAAGTTGTCTCATCAAGATAACCCTCTGTCGTTTGAATAAAATTAATTCCGCTTGCAGTGTTTCTTGATGCTTGTGATAAACCTCGAATTTGTGCTCGAAGTTTTTCCGATACCGCTAAACCTGACGCATCATCGCCTGCACGATTAATTCTGAGACCTGATGAAAGTTTTTGGTATTGTTTGGCTAGTTGAGCTTCATTAATACCCAACTGACGGTGAGCGAACATAGCGCTCAAATTTTGATTGATAATCATAAGTCCTCCTTGACTTTGTCGTGGAATCCTTTCCACTTATTAAATAGTAGATTAACTTCTTAAAGCTTCTATACGTCTCAACATTCTTTGTTCTTCACGCATCTTTTCTTGAAGAGTCGCCATTCTATTATTTATAGTTTCTTTAGTTGCGGGGCGATTTATATAGCCTTCAATTTCTCTTTGTAACATAATGATTTCATTTCTTAATGAGGCATGCTGTCTTTGTAATAATGCGATTTGTCGATTATTAAACTGAGTTTGTTGTAGAGCTTGAAGTCTTTCAAATTCAGATTGATTTCTTTGAATTGATTGGTTGATTTGAGTTTCAACCTCTTGAGCTGTTTGAGCATATAATGATACGCTAACGCATAATAATGCGATAAATAATAACTTTTTCATAATATTTAGTTTTAAAATAAAAAAGGAGCCCCGAAGGCTCCTTAAATTAATTTTCACTTCCTTTGGTCATCCCAATTTTTAGGATTTTTTCCCACCTTTTTAATCCATCCAATAAACAAAAATGTGATTTTAATTTGCAACATCACAGCAGCACAAATTAACCACATAATCATCAAAGGTGAACTTAATTCTGTAGTCGACTCCTTTAAGATTTTAATAAACTCAACAGTATTCAGAAATCCGCCCATACAAGAAATAATAGCAAGAATAATAAGCACTGTAATTAAACAAGCATTAAAAATTTTACTTAAAATATCGAGCCATCCTTAATTTGAAACGATTGATACTCGCCTTTGCAACAGTAGGAATAATTTCTGGTGTAAGTTCTGGATTCATTGCTCTATCTAACGCAATAAATGTTCCCATTTCCCAAACTTCTTCAGCTGGAATTCTTTTTTCAACAGAAGTCATACTTGTGGCTTTAAAAATTTTCTTTCCATTTTCAACTATTAATTTACCTTTTGGTATTACTACTTTTTTAGTAAGTGGTTCTAGTGGGGAAATAATTGACCAACCCCAACGATCTTTGTCAATGGCAACGAGCACTCCAATTCGAGGACTTCTGCCCTGACGAACATAAGTTGTGCCATCATAATTTACTGTTTCTGGGTGGGGAATACGAATGTATTCTTTAAGTTTAATTGATTCTTTTGACATATAGCAATCTCCTTAGAATAATTTTTTCAGATCTTCTATTAGATCTGTTTTTTCACTATTAAACTTACTGTAATAAATATGTAAAATTTCAGCAAGCATTTTTATTTCATTACCTTTTTCATAAGGTGTATCTAACCAACCGTCTATAATATTAGAAGTATGATGACCTACATTTTGATGAAACTTTTTATACACGACAGCATAAATACAATCATTAGCAATTGAATCTAACCAATAATTTCCATCATAAATCATTATACATCGTTCATATTTTTCTCTGTCTTTAATATAAAGATCTAATAATTCACCAGGTGAATTATCTCTAACAAAAAACACATCAGCTTTCCCATCTTTAAGATATTTAATAAAGAAGTTTTTTCTTTCTTCAGATACCGTTTCATCATTAAAAATATTTTCTGGGTCATGAATCCAAATTTTCCATTTCATTTTTCATTTCCTATTTTTATAGTGTATTTCGTATTATCTTCTGTAGGGCGAACAGATATTTCCATACTAGAAATATTCCATCCTTTTTCTTTGCTGACCATAATCTTTGCCAATTCTCTTGCTAAAGTTTGTTTGTCTTGAATTGACAAAATTCCGAATAAAGTTTCTTCTGCTTCATTGCGACTGTAAGTCTTCAATTAGTTACTCCTTAAATTTATATTAACCACCGAATGAACTAAGCATTTCTGAGTAAGTTAAATTAGTGTTTCTTCTTTTAGCAGCAGCAATTATTTTCGTTTCAAGTCTCTGTTTAATAAAGTTTAAACTTTCTCTGAAGATTTTTCCATTTATTTTAAGTGTAGATATTATTTCTCTGTTTTTATATCCGCTTGCTTTCATGTTAATTAATTTCTTTTGTTTAGGAGTTAATTCTGTTTTTAAATTGTCAAGAGCTTCCCAAAATATTTCACGATTCATTTCAATTTCAAGTTGTGAGTTTATTTGGTCGCCTCTTTTTGCTATTTCGACATCAATATTAGTCAAAGATTCATTGCTGGAATCCTTTCCATCATTTCGAGTTAAAGAATAAATTGGAATTGTGTTTATATTCCAATCAAACCATTTCTTTAATAAGTCACGATTCATTGATCTCCAATATCCCCAAAGCCGAATATAAATAGACCAATTTGGTAAGTGGGCAACGTCTTCTAATCTGATTCCTTGGAATTGTAAAATAAACTTTTCCCAAGCTTCAGCATCATATTCCTCATATAATTCAGGATAATGCAAACTGTTACGACGGCAGAGCGCTGCCATTTCAGCTCTCATTTTCATTCTCAGTTTAAAATATTTTTCCCACATTTCGTAAGCGGCGTCCAACATTCTGGAACTGTATAATTTTCGAGTAGTTTCTTTTCTTGCGGCTGCCGCCTTGTCCATATTTAATTGAAATTGTTCGACAAGATCTCTGTCTGATTGGTATTCAATACCAGTTGATTCTCTAATTCGTTTAGGCCTTCCCATAATTATCTCCTATTATATTATAAGTTTTCAAGTTCACTATCGTCAAATAATTCAAATTTTTTAGCATCTTCTTGTATTTCCTTATCTAAATATTTTTCAAAAAATCTAAAGTGACATATATTCACATCACGATGTCCAATACAAACTGAGTCACCATTAGGATGAACCAAATCCTCATCTTGAACAAAATGTTTACAGTGACACCAATTATTCATCGTCGTCAAATAATTCCCATTTTTCTAAATCTTTTTCTAAAGTTTTAGATAATAAACCTTTAGATAATTCTTTTTCTATTTTTTTTACTATTTCGTCTTTTTCTTGATAATGCTTACAAATATTTGCTGCTAATTCTGGAACACTTAAAAAGAGTTCAGGTGATTCTCGTTCACAAAATCCTCTTAACGCAAAACAATGTTTTCTGCTTCCGTCTTCCATTTGATGGCAGTCATAACAAGATTTTGACCTCAAACGTCCAAGACGATTAGCTTTCATCCAAGCAATTTCAGCTCTTATTTCTTTCACTTCTTTTACAGAAAAATAATCACCTTCCCAAGGATGAAATAATTTGTAAAAAAAATCAGTCAAGAAGCTCACAATCATCCTCTATTGCTTTCTGAGCTTCTTCAACAGCCTTTGCAACCACATCATTTTTCTTGTCAATTTTAGTTGGCTTTGCTTCAGGTTCAGCAGCAATTAATTTTTCTCTTTTCTTTTCTTCAGCTAATTTCTTTCTAGTTCCCGCATTTACTTTTTTAATTAAATTAGAAATATATGCGTCATTCAAAGTGTCAATGTGCAAAATTGTGTGACATATGTCCATTAAAGAGTGACTTTTTGCCATGTATTCCAAAAATGTTTGCTCATTTTCCTCTAACCACTTGATATTAGCCGGGTCCTTAATGTACGGATTTACGATTTTAGACATATTTATCTCCTTAATATAATATAAGATTTTTTAAATCCAGGTGAAAGTTTTTAGTTTATTTAGAAAATAATCTACTTGTATTTTTTCCAAGCACATGCAAAAAGTTGATCCCATATATTCTTTAACATTATAGTCTTTTTCAGTTGGATGATAAGATATTTCAATATGCCCGTCTCCATCCCAGTGAGTTATCATTAAACCATTTATGTCAAAATAATTCTCATAATAGTTAGAACCAACTTTATGTCTTGTAGACATAATACTAAATTGAAAACCTATCTGTTTTTCCCAATCTGCTAATTCTTCGATAGATTGACATTCTGGTGCTTTAAGAGACTCATAGCCTTTTTCTTCTAGTAAGCTTATTATTTGCGAGACTTGGTTTCTTCCAATAAGAACAGAGAAGAAATTACGATGCTCACCTGAAACGAAGGATTCTCTTTTAGTTTTAAGCAACCACCAATTTCTTAATTTATTTTTCCATCCCCATCTTTGTTCATTAAACTCAAACCATAATGCTTTATCGTCTTTGTCCATTATTAAATCTATAAAATGAGCTTCTCTGCAACAACTGCATTCTATTTTAGCTATTCTATCATAATTATCTGTAATTATTTTCATAATTCCTCCTCATCAAATAAAACGTTAGACACATTTTCTAAACGAACTGTTAGATCTTGTATCTGTATTCTTTGCATTTCAATTACATCCGTTAAATCTTCTGTAAGTTCACTACAAGCTACTAACATACATTCTTCTATAACATCAAATAAATGTGATTTATCTGATGGGGATAAAGTTCTGTGTAATATTTTTCCAACGACAGAAGTTTTGGAAGATATTGGATTTTTAAAGTTAGAACATAATTGTTCTAAATCAACACTCCTCGCGAACTTTTCATTTAGATAAAATTTAATGTCTTCAAGTCTTTGTTTATCCAATGAAGTTTCCATTCTTATCAAATTTTTCCGGGTTACTGTATGGGCTGTAGTGTAAATATGCATAATCACCGTTCTCGTCTTTGTAATCACAATCGTAATCAAAACGATGATCTACTTCTAATGAACCGGCATCACCATACTCATCTGAACGATTAGCAATATAATTATTTGTTCCAAAAAGCCAATTATACAACGTCTGTTTGTCTTTGAATATATGTTCAATATTTCCAGGTCTTTCATACCAAGTAGATTGATGATCAATGTAACCTCCAATTTTTCCATCAGGGGGCCCTTCATAATCATCATCGGCTTTAATTAACCATTTTATTTCTGTAAAACCAAAAGTTTCTTTTAAAACTTCTTCCAGCATGAAAATAGAACTTTGATATTTTTTCATTAACTTATTATGTTGATCAAAAAAACCATCTCTGAAACCATCTGCTTTTTTCTCATAAAAAGTATAGATAGAATGCGCAATTAAATAGGCGAAGTTCAAGCGGCTTCCAAAATCTCTGTAATTTTCTCTCTGTCTTCCAAAACAAGTTTCCCCACCAAATTGATGCGGAACTACTAAAAGTTTTTTGTTTATCAAGGTTGGTTCAAGTTCCGGAACTTTAAATTCAGTTGAATTATTTATTACGAAACTACTTGAGGAGCTATTACTGACAAAACCATTTCTAATTTTCATATTTTCCCTTGCATAATCTTGGCTCAAATAAGAATTCAAATATTGGATAAAAAAATTTTCCCAATAATTTGTAAACTGGCCAAATAAAAAGATAAACAGGATATAATGCAAGAAACCACCAAGATACTTCAATCAAAGATATCGGCATTAATAATAAGCAGAGAGCTGAAACGAATAAAAATATAATTATAACACACCCAATAACTGCTAAAGCGATAGTTCCCATTACTCCAAAATATTCTCTAATAGTCATTTCAACCATCTCCTATTACACCAATGTGTATCTTTGTAATATAACCTTTTTCTTTGAGTAATTCAACTTGTTTTGATTTCATTCCTTGTTCAAATTCAACTGCATCGAAACTATCAACACCATAAAAACCGTCACCAGAATGAATCTTATTTCCAATAACCATATTATCGCCACCGTAATCCGACGTAACATCGAATGTTACTCCATCAATATCAATGTCATCACACCAAGGCGCATTTTCAATATATTCACCAAATGCTTCTTCGTCCATTCCAGTGAGTTCCATAAAAATATCTCTGTCCATTACTGCACCAGCAATGATAAATGATGATGAACTTGAATTACTAACAAAACCGTTTCTAATTTTCATTTTTTCTCCTTTAATTCTTGAATGAGTTCAAAATATTCTACCATTTGTTTACCTTGAGATGTAATTGGTCCATTTTCATTGTGTAAATATTTTAATTTTTCTAATATTTTCTTAAAGTCGCCTTTAGAAAACCCCGCTTTCCAACAATGTAACGCAAATTTAAATCGTTTAATTTCATCCATTGACATTTTATCCCTCACATTCTATTTTTACTTCGCAATCTTCGTTTTCAAATTCACGAGGAAAAGTATAACGAAGCGCTTGCGATAATCTTGTACCGCCATCACCATCGGATGGGATATCAATTATATGCACATATTTCCATTTTTCAAAAAATGGCTTATATTTTTTAATTGTATCTTCTGACATCTCATAACCGGAATACATATTTCTTTCTTCATGTTTTACAAAATCTTTCCAAGTTTCAAATGATTCTGAATTGCTATCCCACATGCCAATTTCCCAGCCTAACTCATTTGCGATTCTTTGAATAAAATCCTTTGTACGTTCATCAGTTGCAGGAAACCATTTGGAAAAATTCTTTTTCATTGTATCTTCTATTCTATCATTGCTTCCAATAATAAATGAGGAACTTGAACTGTTACTTACGAATCCATTTCTAATTTTCATTTTTATTCTCCTAATAACTTAATGTCTGTAATTTATGCTCGCCGCATTTTACACATTCATAAATGTATGTGATTTCTCTTCTTACAGGCATGCTCTTATCATCATTGCCGTAAACGTTAACTTTTTCTTGTTTAATTTCTTTCCATTCATGTTTGCAATAACGATTCAATATTGCGGCGACTATAAATACTATTGACGCGCATATAATAAATACGATTAAAACTGATTGCATTGTCATAATATCTCCTATACTGAATAAATTGGACAGCTTCTTTTATTGTCCCACAATAATTTTCTCCACGCATGCATATCTACATGATGAGCCCAAAAATCACTGAAGTCATAACTTGTTTGATATTCATTTAACAAGTCTCTTCCCTTATTTGCATAATCAGGATGTTGCTCGACAAATGAACACTGATGATATTCACCTTTACAATTTACATAACTGGAAAATAGGCCGGACTCGCAGGGCTCAACAAGTTGAAGTAACTGTTTCAGTTTGATTCTTTCCATCAAAATATCAGTATTATCCCCGCGGTATTTTTGCATTGAAGGTCCGACCATTTCTTCAATTTTATCTTCTGTAATTTCAGTTGCAGCTTTGATAAATTTATTTGCCGAACAAGAATCAAAACCGATTCCGATTTTATTTTCCATTGCCATTTCGACAAGATTTTTAAAATGTTCATCAGTAAGTTTTGTGTAACCAGATTTTGCTCTTCCGCATTGTTTTAATCCAAGTAATACGATTGCATTTAAGCCTTCATACCTTTTATCAGATTTTACTTCATGAAATAATCTGATACAGTCGTGATAAGTTTCTTCAGCAATCATAAAGTGAATATTTATTTGTTGAAGAGTAGTATCTGCTGCTCCTTTCCAATTATTAAGTTGTGCTATTGTATCTGCCAATACTTCAAAATCATCATGATAACTTACAGCAACTCCGCCAAAATTAAAAGCAATTTCATTGGCTGTAGTGATATCTAATTGAGCAACAGTTCCATTTGGAACGATATTATTATCCCGTAAATATTTACACATTTTCCAAAGGTCTGGATTTTCTTTCGCAGTTGCTCCAAGACCAAAGGCAACTTGAGTTAATTGATGATTAAAATTTACTTGTTTAATTACTGTAACAAAATCTTCATAAGATATATTTTTTCCGTTCGGCGTATTTGATTTGTAACAGTATTTACAAAGTTTACCATCAATACCATTACAAATATCTGTAATTTCAAAATCAAGAATTTCTGGACCAAATGGTGAATATTCTGGATCATCATTAGTAGTTTCACCCCAACGAGCAAACAATCCAGTTTTCAGATTCATATCATAATTATAATTTTTTGATCTGAATTTTTTCCACTGAATGCCTTCTTTATCCGTTTCAAGAAATACTTTAAATTCTTCTGTTTCTTTTAACATTGTTCTCATTTTGACTCTCCATATCCTTTTGCGTCATCCCACTCTTTTATTAGGGGTTGTTGGAATAATCTATTTTTGTAAATTATTTTTGTAATATTCATTAAATTAATGCAGTTATTTTTATTTTCATAGTTAAACTCAAAAATAATTCTTGAGCCGCACTTCCCGCAAATTTTATTCGTTTTAAACTTTATTTCATCCGCGGTATAAACTTTACCGCATTCATTGCATTGCCATCCAACTTGCCAATCTGCCATATTTTCCTCTTAGTATAATATAAGATCAATCAACCAAATTTCCAGAATCACGAGCTGCTTTTACCAAATCTTCTCCGACTTTAACAAATGTTTTTGGTGACATTAAATCTCGATTGTGTTTAATACTTAATATTGCTGTAGGTGTGTTAGAATTTTTATGATAATGTGAAACTGGATCTCTATTCTGATACCAATTTTGCAATATATCTTTATTATGAATTGTTTGAATATAAGAATTCATTCTTTCATCTTGTTTTATTCTTTCTTGTTGAGACCAAGCTGCTACCCAAACTTTCTTTCCAGTAATTTCATAAACTCGCCAAACATATAAAAAAGCTTCTCCACCATGTTTACGAATTATGTAATCTCCGACTTTTACTTCTTGTCCGTAATTATCAAAAGTTGTTTTGGACATATTGTCTCCTCATTAAAATTATCTCTCCAACCTGGATTTGAACCAAGACTAGCAGATCCAAATTCTGCTGTGCTACCCTTACACCATCGGAGAATATTTTATCTTTTATATTGAATCCAGCCGCCATCAGTGAATTCATAAATATATTCTATATCAATTCCAAAATCTCTTGCCTCAAAATAATCATCATAAACTTTTGGTCCAGATTTTTCATCACCACGATCTCTGCCATAATAAACACAATAATATTCTGCAGGGTCATTAAATGTATGCCAGACTGGCGGGTCCATTGCCATTGATCCTAACACTGAAAGATTACCTTGACTTACTAATTGTTCTGCTAATTCAAGAGTCGCATAATGCATATTCAAAGTATCAAGATGATCTGCGCCATCAAAATGACAATAGATACTTTTTACTTTTCCATCACTGCATAAAACATTAATTCTTGATCTCGTTGACATATTTATTCCTCTTCTGTTTCTTGTGTGTAACCCTCGCAACTGCAAGGAAAAATTCCATCACATTCTACAGCGCCATCTTCTTCAGTACCTTCATACATATATTTACATTCATGGTTACCTTCATAATGACGACACATCATATTAAAATCCTAAAATAAAATTTAGTGCCAAACACCTTACTCATAAAACACACTAAGAATGGTTTAGCCGCGAAGCATACCATCGTTTTTCTTTCTCGCTTCGGAAGAGTGGGACTCGAACCCACGACATCTAGTTCCCAAAACTAGCCGATTAGCCACTATCAAACCTTCCGTATTTGTGGCGTGATTTACAGGGCACCCCACCACCCTGCTTACTTGCGAACTATCTTTTATTCAGTGATCTTGTCGACTCTCACTTAGTAATTTTATACCTCACCCGCGCTTTCAAAAAATTGTCATTTATAATTCGATATAAGCCGGCAGACGCATTTCATCTCGTGCATCAAGGAGGAATTACTTCCTTATAGTTAGTTTATATTAACCTAATCTAATTTTGCTGCGTTAATGTTTGTTGCTACTATTGCCCCCGCAAAAAAGATTGCCAACGCCAAACCAGCAATTAATAATCCTGCAAAGAAACCTGCTACCATTTTATCTCTCCTATTCAAAATGTTCCTCGGCATCCCAAACCGCATAACCAATTTCTTGATTAGTCGCCGTTGGAAATTCTACCACGAGGATTCTGATTATTTCGTCTTTACTTAATTTTTCTGCGAGCAAATTATGAGCCCGTGCCATAATGTCTGAATACTGTTCCATATTTCTCCCTAATAAAAAAAAAGGCGAGTGATGTCGAAATCACTGCTTGTCGCGAAGTCCCCTCACACATAAAACTGCGTCCCCATTCAAATGACCCATTCGTTTTGTTATCCGGACTATTACCGGTCAGTTCATTTTAATCCGAGAGTTCGGATCCAGGTGCTCTGATGTTATCTCCTGGAAATACCAACTATTCCTTCGATAATATGTGCCGCCATCCGGCGGGGCTTAACACTTGCCCAGTGCTGCCTTGTTTTATGCAAAAAATCTTACGTAAATTTTTATTCCAATGAGAAGCACAATTCCGGCTATTAAACCATATCCAAAAACTTCTGGATTTGTATTATTACCAACTGCAATCATTGTACCTACGCTTGGAAACATATTTTACTCCTTTTGCTTGATAATTATATATAAGATTTTATGATATTCCGTTCAATCCTCGTCGTCAAAAAGTTCAGAGTCATCAAATAATTTAGAATCAGATGGTTCATAAACAGCTTCTTTGGCTTTGCTATTTTTGACTTTTAATCCCAAGTCATTAGCGAGCTCTACTAATTCTTTGAAACTTTTTGATTTAGAAAATTCGAACATTTCTGCTTGAGTGATTTTCTTTTTTAGAAACAACATCCTAGCGAGATAAAAAGTATTGCTATTATTGATGTAAATAGTTTCCATATTTCTAAATTAACTTAAATCTGGAAAGATCGCATTTTGAGCGATCTTAAGTTCAGCTTCAAGTTTTTCCTCCTTAATTCTAATTATTTCCATATATTTGGCTTTCATTTTAGTAATCTTATTTTGATATCTTTTCGTTATTTTTTTAAGCCTATCCATCTTATTCTTTTTAACTATGTAACCTTTAATAAATCCTTCTGGAATAATATCATCATATATTTTCTTATTTCGTTTGCCATTATTATACCAAATATACATATTAGTTAGTTTACCAGACTTTAATGAAAAGTGATCAAAACACTGGATTTTTTTCATCAAACTATAAATTATTAAAAAACTAACTATTAAATTGTGAAATAAGGAGATAATTAATGTCAACAAAGATATATCCACAAGAGACGTTTGAACAACAAACTAACGGGACAGTATTTTACAAGGAAGGCCGACTCAATGATTTCCCATCTGCGAAAGACGGAATTTTTGAATCATGGAGATATAACTTCGATGAAGGTCGCCAAGTATTCAGAGCAACTGAAGATGCAGGCGGAAAAATTTACGAAAAACGACTTGTAAAAGATATATACGGAAACCCAACTTGGACTGGTTGGATGGAAATACCAAATGCGGAAGCAAATGGTATTCAAGCAATAGCGGTAAATGATAGACCACTTCAATTGCCTAACTCAGATGGTGCGATTAAATTACAGATTACGCCCCACAGTATTAACGCATATAGCAAACAAGAAACATATGATTTAATTAATGAAAGAATTAGATTAAACATGGCTGATGAAAGAATTATTTATGTTCCTTGGAATCAAATAGATGCATGTATAGGAAATCCTATGCCCGAACTTCATGTCGTAAGAATAGATGAAGATGGTACTGAATATGTAACTCCAAATAACACAAGCGCTTTTCAAAGATGGTTTTATATTGCACAGCTAAATATATTAAAAAGTTTTGTATTTCCATTTAATGAAGATCGTCAACCTAATCCTGAAGCAGTTTATTTATTAGAACCTTGTATGGAATTTAAATGGGCTAATTCTACTCCAGGTACCCCAGGCATACCAATAGTAGGAACACCTGGAATTCAAGAAGAAGAATCTTATTGGAGATATGTCACAGAAAAAGAAGTTCCGGATTTAGGACTTGGAATTCCTGGTACGAATTTACCACCAGTTGCAGGACCATGGGAAAGATATTACCCAACAAGTGATAGAGCTTTTGTAAGTTATCCTGTTTTTAATGAACATGCACAAGATCAAAAACAACATATACAACCTTTAGAAAGAAGTAATTTTGAAAGAGCTTATAATTATTTATATAAAGAAAATACTGGTATTACAAGATTTCCTGCAGGAACAAGAAGAGTTTTAGGTTCAGGTGGAAATTTTGATGTTGCTTTAGAACAAATAAAAGACAATAAAAACGTTTTTGGTGATAATACTAAAGATATTCAATTAGATGCGGCTAATACAGAAATGAGAAATTTTTCTGCGACCGGCACTGGCACTATCGCAACTGCTAATATATCTACTGATTTAAATATTTATATGAAAGGATTTCCTAAATATCCAACTGATAATGCGCAATACACATTAAAATTTATTAGTGGTAGTATGCAATGGATTCCTGAGGCAGAATATGTGACAGTTGAATATGTTTATGGATCAACAAATATTTTACCAACAAAAACGAATCATATAAAAGGAACAGAATTATACAGTCCGGGCAGACCAGATGGCACTGGAGTATTTCCTCCAGGATATGAATTCTCTCACTGGTCACTAACTTCTCAAGGAACAGATTTCTTTATTCCTTCAGGTGATAAAATAATAAATGCAAATACAAAGCTTCATGCAGTTGTAAAGAAAAGACTTATAAATGTATTCTTTTTAACAGGACAAGATGGAGTATTTAATGGATTTGATGATCCTTCAATTGTTGTAACAGATACGAATAAAATTATTGTAGAATGGGGAAGCAAAATTCCACAACCAAAAGATCCAACAAAAACTGGGTCAACTTTTAAAAATATCTGGGAATTAAATGGAAAAGATTGGAACTTTACTCAAGATAATCTTGAAACAGATGAGTTAAGCGTTTCATTAGTTGCACAGTGGGATGTTGAAAGAATACCTGTAATATTCGTTACTGCTGACGGGCGAGAACCTAGAACTGTTTTTGTGGACTATAATAGACCTGCCGCTAGGCCATCTGACCTAGAAACAAGAACTCATTATACATTTAATGAATGGAGAAACGGATCTACAGTATTTAATTTTTCAACACCAATAACATCAACAATAACAATAACAGCAACATGGATTCCAATCCCATATACAGTTACATTCTATAGTAACAATAATCCTGAAAAAACTTCAACTCTAACTAGAAATGCTGATAATCCAAAATATCAATTACCTGATTATAGAGAGTTAGGATTTGATAATGACTATCATAATTTTGAATGTTGGGCAACCTCAAGATCAGAGCCAACTGATATAAATGATCGATTTGATGCAGGAAAAGAATTTAATATTATAGATAATACTGCACCAAATTATTATGCAATATGGAAAAGAGAACCTGTAACAATTATTTATAAATATAATGATGGTAGGACAGATTTAGTAACATCTGCCGTATATGGAACTAATATTGATTTAATAAATCCAATAAGACCAGGTTTTGATTTTACTGGTTGGAATACAGATGAAGCTCCAACTGTTTTATTTAAATCTCCACCCGCAATTCAAGTATTTCCTCATAAAGAAAATACAATGACATTTAATGCAAATTGGGAAAGAGAACAAGATACAAGTACTTGGGATATAGATGTTTTAGTGCCAGCTGGTGCAGGTCAAATTACATTTAATACTATTAGAACTAACGGAGATGCTCAAGGAATTGATACTTCTAATATAACAAATGAAAATTTAACTAGATGGATTGATGGTGATGGTGATGAAAATAATACAGGTTATTGTATTGATTTAATAGTATCATCTACAGATGATCCAAGATTCCAAGAACCTGGAACTAAGATAGCAAAATGGTGGGAACCAGAATCAACAATTCAAAGAGCTGCTCAATACAAACAACATTGGGTAGATAGTAATTATATTCAATTTGCAAGCGGCGCGGCGTTTACATTGATGGTTAAAATAAGAAAATTTAAATAAGGAGAATTAAATGGCAATAGGCGATATAATTTTAGGGCAACCTGTAACACAACAAGATATAAATCAAATACAAAGACAATCTGTTGGAGAAACGACAGAAGGTAATCCGAGATTACCTTCTTCTCCACCAGCTCAAAAATTATCATTAGATACTACTAATAAAATAATAACAAGAGCTATAAATGAGGTATTATCTCGTGTAAATACAGCTCAAGGTTCAGTTGATAATTTTGATAATAGATTTAGTGATATCATAGGTAAAGAAACTGTCACAAATGAAGGTGGTGGAGATTTAAACCAAGTTAAAGAACTTTATGAAATGTTTGAAAATATTTCTACATCAAGTCCTAGACCGGTAAACAATTTAATTCAAGTTCTTAATAGAATGATATTTGGTTATCTTGATGGTGAAAAACTTCCAGCATTACTAAATGCTGAGCCTGGCTCAGCTCAATATAATAAATCAATAAATGAATATACAAGACATATAAGTGGAATATTAGAAGGAAAAATTGGAACTGTTGATGGAAGAGTAACAGCACATACAACTGATCCAACTACTCACGATAATATTCAAACAGCGCTAAAACAAGATACAACAAATAAAATACAAACGCACAGTAATGACCAAAATGTTCACGGAATACCCACACAAATAGCTGAATCAGTTCAAGCTCATGCGGAGCTACCAAATGTTCACAATATAGCAGGACAAATAACTTCTGGAATAACAGCTCATAATACGGAGAAAAATCACGTACCAAGTGTTCTTACAAATGAACCTGGTAAATTTTTAAGATCAGATAATACTTGGCAAGATGTTCCAAATCCAGACTTAACTGAATATTATACGAAATCAATTTCAGATGAAAGATTTGCTGCATACGCGCATGACCATACAAAAGCAAATATTACTGATTTTGATCACACTCATGAAAAAGCAGATATTACTGACTTCAATGATGATGATTATGCTACAGCAGCTCAAGGATTGCTAGCAGATACAGCTATACAAACTGAAACTGACCCAGTTGCAATGGAAGCGCTTGATAATCACTTAGAAGATCATATAAAAATTGGACCAGCTGTAACAGACGCAGCATCAGCAACTCATAATCACGATGATAGATATGCAACAGCGGCGCAAGGAGAATTAGCAGATACAGCACTTCAAACACTTCCTGCAGGACTTGTTTATACCGACGATGAAAGATTATCTGATACAAGAGTTCCAAAAGATCACAATCAAGCTTGGAGTACGATAACAGGCGCGCCAAACTTTGTTTTAGATACTGATACTAGACTCACTAACGCTAGAACACCAACTAATCATACTCATGCAGATAATTATAATGGTGGTACAATAAATTATGACCACTTAACTAATAAGCCAAGTATACCAATAACTGACGATACAGCTCCTGCAGCATTAGCAGCTTCAGCTACTGCGGGAACAAGCAATTTATATGCGAGACGAGATCACGTTCATGCTAGACCAACAGCTTCTGAAGTTGGTGCAACTCCTGCAAGTCATGAAACTTCTGGCAGACACGTTTCTACTGGCGGAGTAAGTGGTTATGCTCTTATAAATAATGGAAATAATACTTATTCATGGGGAAGATATGAAATAGATAATATGCCAGCACCTGCTGATGTTAATCCATTAGCACCAGGAGCAGTTGCAATTGGAACTTCAGATAGATATGCTAGACAAGACCACCGACATCCATTACAACCAATTTCAGGAGCAACTAATACAATTTCCGGTATTGTAATGTTAGCAGGTACTGGAAATGCTGGAACTGTTTCACGAAGTGATCACACACATGCAACTGCAACTTCAAGCGTAAGTGGAATGATACCTGCATTAAATAATAATTCCGGAACATTTTTAAATGGTAATGGACAATGGTCTTCACCTCCATCTGGAGCGGCACCAAGTAACGAAACAATTACAATTTCTGGTGCGGTGGGAACAAATAATAGAGACACTTTTACATTAAATGGAACAGCTAAAACTATAACAATCACTCCAGCAAGTATTGGCGCTGAACCTGCAATTACGAAAAATTCTGCATTTAATAAAGATTTCGGTTCAATTGCTGGAACTGTATCTGAAGGAAACCACTCACATACTTGGGGTAATGGAATACCAAATGAACCTTCACCGCCAAATAATGGAGTATTAACAATCAAAGTTAATGGAACAAATGTTGGAACATTTAGTGCAGACCAACAAGCTGCTTCTGATATAAATATTCAAATTCCAGAAGGAACATATACAAATCCAACTCCAACAACTATTGCAGTTGGTGGAATGCCAAGGAATACAACGTTTAATGGCGATACATTTGCAAGTATATTTGATAGATTATTTTATCCGCCAATTGTAGACCCAAAAATTATAAGCGCTAATTTTTATGATGCATTGCCAGTTAACTTACTAGATAATGCGTCTTTTACAATTGATAAACTTAGAGTGGTAGTTGATAAAGGTACTTATGATTTAAGTAGATTAGAAGTTTTCGTAGATGATGACCCCGATAATCATATTGGAGTTTTAAGTCCAATTTATGCTGGAATAAATATAATTGATATATTACCAGTTAAATTAGATGATGAAGATCACGAAAAAGTGTTTACAATTAAATTATTTGATTCTGAAGGTAGAATGGTTACAGAACAATTACCTGCAAAAATTATTTTTAATAAAGGTGTTACTACAATTGATACATTTTATTTGAGACCGGCACCGACATCAAATACAATTTATAATTATACTGGAGAACCTGGATCACATACATTTAATGAAATTGATATAACGTGGACAAGTGATTATGCTAATATGAATAATTTTGAATTGAAGTTCAATGGTGTAAAAATAAACGCAACTGCAAATGATGATTTTACTAGATTTACTTTTAATCAAGTAGTAAATACAAATGGCGCACACTTTGAATTGATATTAATCGATGAAAAAGGAGTTCCAGTAAGTTCAGGATCACAATCTGTTGGAATTGAATTTAAAGATTATGTTTATCCAAAAATAACTGGAATAACATTTAATGCGCCTGCTGAATTAGAAAGAAGCACAAGATTAGATGTAACTGGTATTACAGCAACTACAGAACAAGGTTCATATCCAATATCATATATTATGTTTAATGGAAATAATTCAACTACTATAACAGTAAATAATGCAAGTAATAATTTGGAAATTACTGGTATTGCTTACGATACTAATGGAAAACAAAGTGAACCATTTAAAGTAACTACGAATATTACATTCTTTAATATGTTCAATGTAACATTTAATTTAGCAGGCGGAACAGCAGATCCTAATATTATAAATCCACGAATAAGAGAAGACCAATTAGTAAGTGAACCAACTTCTATAATGACAAGAGATGGTCATACTTTTAATGGTTGGAATTATAATTTTGCTAATCCAATTACAAAAAATGAAACAATTACTGCACAATGGAATATTATGTCTTATAAAGTAACATTGGATTATGGATATGAAATAACATCACCACCGAATGGATATACTTTAGAAGATGGAAAAGCAATTGCAATGGTAAATCATGGGTCTAATGCTCCAGCATTGCCAACAAATCCACAAAGAGACGGATTTAGATTTAGCAGTTGGACTGGAAACGTAAATAATATTATTGGTCCAAGAACAATTACAGCAAATTGGATCGAAGTTTTTACTGTAAGTTTTGATTTAAATAATGGAACATCTATTGAACCTATTAAAGTAGAAAATGGTCAAAAAATAACTGGTGTTACAAATCCAGTAAAAGAACCAGATGAAGAAAATAGTTTTACATTTGATAGATGGGAAGTAATTGGAGTTACAATTGATTTAAATACATACGTTGTTACAGGTAATATCACATTAGTAGCTATTTGGAATGAAGAACCATTAAGTGTTCCGATGTTCTGGTGGGGGAATTATATTCCTGAGACACAAGTTAATTCTGGAGTAAGTGCAAGCGCAGTTTTTAATCTTGATAACTTGGTTGATAATATAAATAATTCAAGAATTAGATATGGATTAGATTGGGATTGGAATTTAATGGATAATATTGATTGGGATGAATGGACAGATATTTTTGGTGATGCTGATAATATAATTATTAATTCAGATGGAACAAAAACAATATTTGTAGGTGGAACTAAAATTTCAGATCATGAATTAAGTCAATATGCAATTACTACTGGATTAAGATGGCAAGAAGTAAAACATTCTGATAATGCTGTTAAAACACAAAAAGATATTACTTGGAATAATCAATTAGGATTTTATTATTTTATATCACCAAAATCTTTTGGTCATGTAACTATAGATCAAGACGGTATGAACCAAAATGATAGTTGGACTATGTATGAAAGAAATATTGATAATGTTGATTATTATGTTTATGTGTTTATGATCCAAATAAATCCATATAACTCAACTCATGAATATACTTTTACTAATTAAAAGGAGAGATAAAAATGATAAAACAAAACTGGCCAAGAAGTTTTGAGGTTAAATTACCTCAACCATTGGACGCAAAAACATTATTTGAAAATCTTACTGATATAGATCATCCAGAAAATGGAATTCCCGGAAATATAAGATTCAAAGGACAAAAATTTGTAATAAAAAATGTTATAGAAGATGGTAAAAATGTTGGACCTAAAGAATATTGGTTTACAGAAGATTACCAAGAAGCGGGAGACCTGAATCTTTATTGGATTTATGATGATAATGAAAAATGGTTTTCTGAAAATAATATTTTAGGTAAAACTAGACCAGAATTAAATAATCCAACTACAATTAATTTAATGAGAGCTTATTTAGGTTTAAGTGCTCCGCAATCAACTGCAACTTGGAATAGTGATTGGTTTGGTATTTCTGCCTCAACTTGGGAAGAAAGAAGAGATCCACCTGAATTCATTCCACCACCAGAACTCTATCAACCCGGTGGTGAAGTCGACTTAGACGAACACAATTCTGATCAGACAGCCCACCAACCAATT